GCCACAGGGGCCACAGCCGCCTCCGGAGCGCCTGCGCCGCCCATGACGGGCTCTGCAGCCGGCTGTTGGGCGGCCACCGCTGCCAGCGCGGTCTGGTTGGGCGGAATTACGCCGGGCGGAACCGGAACAGACACCGGAATCTCGACGATGTTGCCCCGATCGTCAGTCCGGCGCTCGGTCTTAGGCCCGTAGAGCCGCGTGAATGCGATGGCGTAGGCCAGTTCCAGGTCCTGCGGGATCGCCATGCCACGGTTCTTCATGGCGTTGTAGGACATCACGATGTTCGTGTCCTGCTGCTCGACACCGGTGCCCTTGTAGGTGGGCAGGCCGCCACCAGCCCCCAGCGCGGCGCCGGCGGGCGGCACGATGACCTCTTTCCCGCCGAACATGGCCTGCCCGGCCAGCGGGACGATGCCAACATCGTTTTCGCCCAGCTTGAAGGGCGACATCTCGAACTCGCGCTGCCGTTGATTGGCCGCGATCTGCGCACCCCGAACGTGGGCGCCTGCCATGATGCCGGCCTTGCCCAGCTCGGTGCGCTGGCCCAGCTCGAAGCCGGGCCGGGTGCCACCATAAGGCTGCACCCCGGAGGAGGTCTGCATCTGCGCCAGGTAGCCCTGGTCGATGCCGGGCGCCCCGGCGCCGGTGAAAGCGGTCAGGAAGCCAGGGGCCTGCTTCATCGTGTCCGGGCCGCCCAGCAACATCTCGCGGTACATGAGCCGCTGATTGTTGGGGTCGGCCACGTTGAACGCCTGGCTGCCCATCATGTCGTAGAGCCGGTTTCTTCCCTCGGCAGCCGTGCGGAGGTCTGCCCCCTCCTGAAGCACCTTCATGGTTCCGGCGCGACGGTACGCGGCCATCATCTCGGTGGCCGGGTCCGGGAACATGGCGTCCGCCAGCCCCTTCAGGGCGACGTTGAGCTGCGGGTCCTGCGTCAGGAAGATGGGCATTTCAGAACCCCATGCCAGCTTTCATGCTGGTCCACAGGCTCGGATTGTACGGCGCCGTCTGCATCAGGCCACCCGGCATGGAGAACATCGAGGTTCCCGCGGCGGCACCGGCCGGGTTGATGACGTTCGTTCCCGCCCCGAGGCCGGCGCCAAACGACGCCAGCGAGGCACCCGCGGAGAGCAGGGTAGACAGCGGGCTAGGCCTGTACTGCGGCAGGTTGTTCATAATCGCCTGCTGACCGAACTGGGAGGCCGTCAGGCCGCCGCGGCGCAGGTTGTTCAAGACATCGAGCTGGTTCCCTGTCTCCTGTCTCCCAAGCTGCCGGCCGGTGGCCACCTCGCCGTAGGCAGACAGCTTCGCCAGGCTCGCCGCCCGCTGCTTGGCCTCGTTCACCGCGCCCGCCATCTGCTTCGCAGCGTCGTCCTTGACGATGTCAGTGCCGAGGTTCTGGCCAGACAGCATGGTGTCGGCCAGCGTCGTCTCAGTACCGGACGGCTGGTAGGCCTCCTCCAGTCGCGTGGCCTCCTGCTGCAAACCCTGGTCGTACTGCTCACGACCATGCTGCTGCACCGTCTTCTGGTGCATCTGCTGCGCCTGCTCACGCATCTGCTTCTGTCGCGCTTCTTCCTGCTGTGCAATTTGACGCGCACGCGCGACAGCAGCCTCTTGCGCCTGCTGCGCTTGCTGCTGGCCAACGATGCTGGAGACAGTGCTGGCCGCGGTAAGACCAACAGCCAGCCACTCAAGTCCGGTGCACATGAGGCAGCCCTCCCTTAACCGTAGGTCTTACCGGACCCGGGCCCGCCGAGCGGGTTCGGGATCGGATACTTAGAGGCAAACTGCCCCTGGTTGTAGCCCTGGTAATAATTGCCGCCGCCAATGATCGCCGCCTTGAAGACCTCGCTCAACGGGTCCCATGCGTTGTTCGGCGACTGCAGTGTCTTGGCGGCTGCCGCCGCCTGATTCGCGGCGAGGTCCGGGTCTGCGCTCACCATCAACTGCGAGATCAGAGCGGACTTCTCGTCCGCTACCTGCTGCTTGAGCTTCGTCGCCTCAGCCTGTGCCTGCTGGTTCAGCCCGATCTGCTGGAACTGGTTCTGCTTGAACAGGTCCGCGTTCTCCTTGTTCGCCGCCGAAGAACGCAACAGACCAGCGTTCGCCAGCCCGTAGGTCAGGTCTTCCTTCGCGTCGCCGTACTGCTCCTGCAACTGCGGGTTGTAGAAGTCCAGGTAGGCCTGCGCCTTGGCCTGGTAGAACGGGTCATTGAAGCCGCCCGAGTAGATCGGGGTGCCGGCCGAGTAGAGCTTCCCCTGCTGGTTGAGCTGGTCCAGCATGGCCCTGACGTAGGCGTTCGCGTCGAGAGAGTAACTGGTGTTGCCGAGTTCATCAGTGCCTTGGGTATACCACGCCGGGGGCGACGTACCGCCACCACCGCCGCCGGGCCACGGTGTCTGGTAGGTGCTTGGCTCCCAAAGCTGGTTACCCGTCGGCAGCCCGGCCCAAGTGTTGAAGGCGTTCAGATCGAGCCCGGGGTAAGTCGTAGCGCCATCCTTCAAAAAACCGCTGCCGGAGCGATTGTTCCAGTCGAAGGGCTGTCCCTGCGCGTTATAGAACGTCCCCGGGTTGAGCTGCGCAGTCCCCGGCGCATACGCCGTCCCCGGCGTGTAGCCGGTGATGGTGCCGTTGAAAATCTTGTCGATCTCGGCCAGCCCTTTCTTGATGTCGGCCTGTCGCTTCGCCTCACGCGCGGCTGCCTCTTTTGCCGCCTCCTCTGCAGCCTCCGCAGCAGCGTTATCGTCACCACCGAACAAGCTACCCATTGTCAGTCCCTCAATCGTAGTTTCAGGGTGATGCCAACATCGGAGAAACCGAGGCGGCGGAACATATTGCCGAGCCGGTGAGTGTTCTGCTCTGAAATCCCACTGGTGATCCCCGCGTAGAACGCGGTGATGTTCTTCGCCTTCGCCAAGGCCACGGCGGCCAGCGCCAGCATTCTACCGAGCGGGGACGCACGCCACTCCGGCTTGACGTAGATGAGGAACAGGTGCGCCAGCGGCTCCTTGGTGAAGTGCTTGGCGAAATCGACGGAGATCATGCCGACGACCTCGCCGTTCGCCCGCCCCAGGATCACGCAACGATGGCCTGTCTCCATCGCCCGCTGCATGGCGTAGCCGAACATCACCGGGTCGTACTCGGCCACGTTCGAATACTGCGACTCGTGGAAGAAGTTCCAGCAGATGCCAGGAATGGGCAAGCATTCCTTCTCGAACTGCTCGAATGACACCAGCTCGACGGTGTAGGTCGCGGACTTGATGCGTTGGGCCAGCGCACTCATCCGGAGTGCCCCAGGTTGAAATGCGCGGCTACCTGCGAGACACGCGCGTACCCGGTGTCCGAATGAACCAGCCTGATTCCGATGTGCGAGCCGAGTCCGGACACAGACATATCGCCCAGCGGAAACGTGGTGCCAGAGAACGTCCCAACCTGCTCGAAAGCGTCCACAAGCGGGTCGAACGAGCAGAACATGGTCCAGGTGCCGTCGGCGACGAGGTCCACCGCGTTCCACGTCTTCACCGCCGCGGGCTTGTCGCCGTTCAGGTAGGGGAGAACGATCTCGACAGCGGCGTCGTCGTACTCGTCGGCGTTGACGCCGCCGTAGAGGTACACCCCGCCGCTCGTGTCCCGGAGACAGATCGTGTCCTGGAAGTGCGACATCCAGGCGATGTCAAAGCCTGGCTCGAAGACACTCCAAGCTGAGACTTTGGTCGACGGGGAGTAGGACAGGACAAATATCTTGTCCTTGATCGCCAGCCAGTATTGCCCGGTGCCAGGCTCGACGATGGCGAAGGCCTTGAACTGCCAATCCTCGCCAACCTCGGACACCCAGGACCGAACGAGCGAATCTACCGGCGAGCCGACATCCGTGAGGCTGGCCGACAGCGATGAGTCCTTCGAGCGCAGCGAACGGATACCAGTGAGGTCCAGGTACAGGACATCACCGCCGGAGAACTGGCGTACTGACTGCGGCGCCCGGGTGCCGGTGTTGCGCAGCACCTGCTCCTGCTGATTCTTCGACGGGTCCGCGTCCATGTTCCAGAACTGCGTCGCCCGCCGAGACATCACCGCCAGCTTGTTGTAGTAGACCTCCAGCCCGATCAGCTCGAAGCTCTCCGCGTCCTCCATCGAGAGGTTGATAAACCCGGACCCGGTGCCAGCCCAGTCCGTCGGATCGCCGACGGCAGAGAAGAAAATCTCCCGGTCCTTGATGCCGTATATCTTGGAGCGGAATGTCTCGACGTAGTGACCCTGACCACCCGTTACGGCAACGCCATCATAGTCATGGTAGACCGTCTGCGTGGCGTCATCCCGATAGGCGGTGTAGACCTTGCCGTCGAACAACTCCAGATCGAGCAGCGTGTCTCCAGCCGTGTTGGCAAACCGCTTGTATGTCCAGGAGACACCGCTGACCGTCGGAAAAGTCGGAGCCACACCCGGCCCGAAGACATGGATGTTGTCGGCAAGGCAGATGCAGCCTTGCGTGGTCGGAAGGTCTGCAATCTTGACGAACGCCTTCCGCTTCTCGATCTCACCGCCTGCGGTGATGAAGCCGTTGACGAGCGTGCGCAGCGTACCCGGCGGCGCAATGATGGGGTGGCGTCGTGTGTCTACCCCGGCGCGAAAGTCGGTGACGACTTGGTACACGTCACCTCCGGCCCCGTGGGTCAGAACTCACGTCACCGCCGCCAATGATCCAGGGGTCGCGGCGCCGGGCGCCTTGCTTGCCGAGGAGCTTGTTCAGCAGCCGGGCAGACTGCTGGAGCTTGAGCGAGGCGTCTTCGGCCTTGTTGCGAGCCAACAGCTCGGCAGCGGAATGCAGGACCAGCAGCGTGCCGTCCAGAGTGCAGACATCGCTGTCCAGGATGAACGGCTTGAGCTTGGCCTGTCCGGAGACATAGAGGGAGTCGTCGCCCCCAGGCACCGGCCACAGCTCGATCTGACCAAGATCGGCCCGATGTGCCCACCGCTGCGGCGGCCAGTCCGTCGCGCCCTCGTCCGGGTCGGAAGAAGCATACTGCTCCGGCCCGACACCGTAGCTGAGAGGAACCCACTTGTCCGACACCTTGGCGCTGATCTTGCGCACCTGCTCGGGTTCGAACTCGACCGGGTAGCTGTAGAAGCGGACGTTCTGGTTGACCGAGAGCTTGACGTGAATCGTCAGCATCGGCCAGTCGTACTCGGAATAAAGCTGCTCCTGTACTCGCTTGAGAACGCCAGCCAGCGCCTCCTTGGAGTTCACTCCCTGCGCGACGTTGAGGCTGTGCCCAAGCTCGACGCGCAGGGCAGTGACGAGGTCACGAAGCTGGACGCCCGCTGCCATCAGGGCTCATCCACCTGGGTCTTGCCCTTCTTGCCCGCCTTGGGCACGGGCATCTCCATCGGAATCTGCGGATTCACCCCCGGGAACAGCTCCCGGACAACGGACCCGTAGAGGGCGTGCAGCCGCGCAAACTCCTCCTCGGGCGTCGATTCCATCTCGCCAACCGGCTCGATGTTCGTGACAGTGCCCGGACCGTGGATAGCTGCCAAGACGTATGTCTCGGCGAACGAGACAAACGGCGGGCCATCGCCTTTCGGGACGACGGTGAATTTGTCATTGCCAGGTCGAAGCAAGCACTTTACGAGTTGCATGAAGAACTCCTGCAAGAAAGAACAGTCGGGGGTGTCTCGCGACACCCCCGACACTAGGGTCAAGCGATAGAGTACACGCCCGAGCTATTGCACCGATTCGCCACCAGCTGGCCGGTGCTGGTGATCGACCGGTACAGCACGAACTGGCTCGCCGGGCGGGCCGGGGTATGCTGCCGGCGCCACTCGTTCTCCATCGTCATCAGGAAGATGGCGTTGGAGTCGAACCAGTACCCGTATTTGGACTTGGACAGCCCGTCCAGGGTCGGGTCGTACTGGATCGGCACGCCGAACAGCTTCAGCTGGCCCACGGACAGCTCACCACCGGAGGCGAAGCCCGAGCCGGAGTAGTAGCCGTTCGCCCGCATCTCGGTCGTCAGCGCGTCGAGGAAGTCCGAGCCAACGAGGAACGTGTCGGGGTTGCCGCCGTACCGCTTCAGCTGCAGATACTCCTTCTGGAGGTTCTGGATCAGCACGCCGCCGTTGTTCGGCGAGGACGCGATGCTGAGCAGATAACGGTTCCTCCACCAGGCGTAAGTGCCGCTGCCCGCAGCACGGTCGATGCCGCCAACGGTACCGGTCGTCGGGTTGTCGGTAATGATGGACCGGATACCCGCCAGGGCTTTCGCGTCGCCGCCACCGTCGCCCCACAGCAGGGCATTCATGTCGATGGCGTACTTCTCGGCCATGTCGTCCAGCTTCTCCTCAAGGAGGTTGGCCAGCATGGTCATCTCGCGCCGCGAGTGCGAACGAGTACCCTCGCCGTTGGTGTCCGTCACCGAAATGCCGTCCATCTTCAGCTCGGTGTGGGTCAGCGTGATACCCAGGTGATGCTCACGCCAGGTGTAGGACGCCTGGATGACGTTCGCCGGGGTGTAGAACTGCACCGTGTCGTCGTGGGTGTAGCCCTTCACCGTCTCGCTACCGCCAGACGGCACCGTGACATCGGCACCCGTCGAACGGTTGATCGGGAAGCCGTAGTCGCCCTTGACGTTCAGGGTGATGGCACCCTTGCCGCCGGGGAACGTCTTCTTCTTGCGCTCGAACAGCGCCAGAAGCGGCTTGTTCTGGACGGTCTGCTTGAAGACCTCACCCTTGTTCAGGTGGTAGTTGATTGCCGAGTTGGCAATCGAGTCGAGTTCTTGCTGCGTAAATGCCATGTGGAGTCACCTCACCGTTGGGCGGAACGAAGCCCCTGCACCATCGCTTCCATCATTGTCTTGGGCTGCGTGTGAACCGGGGCGGACACGGATGAGGCACTGTTTGGGGCCGGGCGCGTACTCGTCGGCTTCGGCTTGAAGGCAGCGATCCGGGAGTTGATCTCCTGGTACGCCTCTTTCGCCATCTGCAAAGCAGCTTCCGGGGATTGCGGAACGCCCTGCGTCGCCATTCGAGCCTGCACTTCACTCCTGACAAGCGCCTCTTTCGCGGCGTAGTCCGGGTCGCTGGCTCGCGTCGCTGCCTCCCAATCGGACACGGTCTTGCGCATGGCGTTGGCGAGAGTTGCCCGCCGCTCGGCCAGCATCTGCTGCTCAGTCTGTCGCTGACGGCCGGTAGCCATCTGCGACTGCAACCGCGAAGCAGCCAGCTGCCGCGCCAGGTCCAGCGTGATGTAGCCCTGCGATACCTGCTGCTGCAAGTCCGCCGGCAACGCCTGCCCGGTAGCCTGTTGCGCAAGGTCGACAAACGGGGCGACGCCCTTCAGGAAGCCCTCGAAGTCGCCGCGGTTCAGCGCCGCGATGAGCCCGAGCCCCTTGTTCACGTCGTCCGGCCGGAGCCCGTGCGGCAGAATCGCCTCTGCCAGGGGCCTGACAGCCTCTACCTGCGCCTGCAACTCAGTCTTCTGGGCCAGCAACTGCTGGATGCGCTTCCGGGACCGCTTGCCGTACTGCTGCAACTCCTTGTCGGTGATTTCCTCCGGCAGGTCCACCTCGGCATCAGCGGGGGGTGTCTGGCTGGAGGGAGCATCAACCGCGTCGAGCTTCAGCTCGTCCGGGTCAGAGCCCAGGTCCGTGTCTTGAGACGCAGCATCCGCGGAGACAGTGTCTCCAGCTTCTGCCGTACTCTCCGGAGGCGGCGTTTCCTCCGATCCGTCCAGCTCCAAGACATCGTCTGCCGAGGCTTGCGGCGAGACACGCTGCAAGCCCTGCGTCATGGCTTCGAGCAGTCCGGACTTTTCCGCCGGGCTTTCCGCGTCTGGCGAAGTCGCGGGAGAGGTGACGCCAGGGGTGGCGGGGAGCGAGGGTTCCGCCGGTGACGCTCCTGTTTCGTTGGTATTCATGTCGCTATGTTTAGCACTGTCTCGTGGAAAAACCAACACTTATGGCATGGCGGAGGGCGGACCGGGGGGTCCGGCCGTCATCGGGGGTCCCGGCGGCTGTGGCGCCGGCCCCTGTCTCCCGGGCGGCTGGGGCGCGTTGGCCCCGCCCTTGGCGCCCTGCTGCCCCGGCTCCTGACCGGGCGGAGACACACCAGCCTGCTGAAGCCCCTTCATGGCGTTCATGGCGATGATCGACGGCATCCCGGCGGCAAATGCCTCGTCCAGGTTCAACCGGTCGTCCAGTCGGCGCAGGATTTCCCGAGCCAGGAACTCGGGATTGAGCCCCGGAATCTGGATCAGCACCGGCATCAACCGCTCCAGGTTGGCCACCTCCTGCGCCTGATTCGGCCGACCGGCGCTGCCAGCCTCGATCTCCAGGAAGATTTCCTTGGCGATGTCAGCCCGAGACAGCTGCGGCCAGATCGCGCCCTTGCCAACCACCATCTGCACTGTCTCCGGGCTTGTCTCAGCCAGCAGAATCTGCCCGGCAGCCCGCGCCATCTCGGTGAGAAGGTCGTCGAAGTCGTCGATGTTCGACTGCTGCGCTGACGCCCTGGAAGCCTCGGCAATGCTCGACTCGGTTGCCGTAGCCCCCGCGGTGCCGCCGAGGTTCGCCTCCTGCGCACCAACCGTCCGGAGGATGTCCTCGAAGGCCCCATTCGTCTCGTAGAGGTTCGGGTCGATACCCGGCATCTTCACCGGCTGCAACAGGTCCTCGATCTTCCCGCCAGGCGCCAAGCCGTTGAGTTCCAGGACCGCATTCGGCGGGTGACTCTGGAGCTTGGACTTGTCCTCGTCGTCCAGGGCGCCGGCCGCCGTCGCCATCTTCGGCCGGTTTGCCACCCGATGCTCGCGCAGCCCCTGTCGTGCCCGGTTGATCTCCCGCTGCTGGTGCGAAATCAGCCGGACATCGGACGGCGGGTAGATGTCCGTCTCGCTGCCCGTGTCGTTGAAGATGAGGGTGAACCAAGGCCAGAACCGCTCGATCCAGACATCCGGCGCCGCCGGCTCCTGGAGGAAGTCCGGGTAGCCGTCGCAGACGACGTAGACCAGCTGATCAGGCTGGTTGTAAATCTCCCAGACACAGGCAAGCCCGTCGTCCTGTGTCTCGGCGTCGCCTTCCGTCAACGGCAGCCGCTCGTGCGCCGTCCGGTAGGCGTGAAAACTCTTGCCCACGTCGATGCCGTAGACCTCCTGCACCTTCTCCGGCGTCAGTAGGTACTCCTGCGCCACCCAGCTCGCGCCGACGAAGTTCCGAAGGCTCTTGGTGTTCTTGTCAGGGATGATGCTGGTGGCACTCGGGTAGTCAAACAGCAAGCCCTCGCGCACCACTTGGTCGAGCTGGCCTTGCAGGTCCTGAATGGTGAGCCGAAGCTGCTCTGCCTCTGCCTGCGTGTCGTCGATCTCCTTGTCTGCAAGGTCTGCCGCCAGCCGCTCGATCAGAGACAGCCGCTGCGTCAGGTCGGCGATCTGCGCTGCCACCTCGGGCTTCGGCTGAAGAATGCGCTGGTAGCCGAGCTTGATGTAAGCCACGCCGGCAACCAGCGCACGTCGTACCGCCTGTTTCATCGCAACCTTGAACGGCGGAATCTGCTCGTCGATGTTGTAGTCGTAGAGCAGTTCCAGCGTCTGCGCGATCTTGCGCATCTGCTTCTGCTGATCGGCTGCCTGCATGAAGTCCATGACGACAGCCTGTGCCTGCGGGTTGGGCATCCCGGTCAGCGGATCGCCGGCGATAGCCGCCCGCGTGGCCATCATCAGGGACTGCATGTTGCCGTCCCAAATTTGGTAGTCCATGCGCTGCCGCACCCGCGCAACCGCTTTCGGGTTCTTCGCGTAGAGCGCCGCGACACGCTGCTGAACGTGCCGCAACGTGACGTTGGCGACGTACTTGGAGTCGTCTTCGTAAGGTTCTTCGTTCGGCCACTGCTTGCCAAACACGAACTCCACATCCTCGCGGATGCGCCGGAAGGCTTTCTCCTCCCAGTGGTCTTTCGCCTCCACCACCTTCTCACACCACTGCGAGACAAGGGCGGCCCGGGCCAGGCTCGGCTCAGGCGTGTCTCGCGGGATCACAGTCTCAGTGGACTGTTCCTCCATCCCGTCGTCGAACCCATACTCGTTGATCGCCATGCCGTCACCATCCCGCTGTAGTTTTACCGAGCGTCAGCTGTCGCTGCCGCTGTCTCGACGCCTCTTTCACCCAGGCCAGTGTGCCAACCCTTGCACCTGCCGTTGCTTCCTTCTGCGGAGCTTTCGGCTTCGTGTACTGGTCCATGCCGATGCCAAGCAAGGCCAGAGCGTCGACAAAGTCATCGTGCTGCCCGTAAGGGAAAGACAACAGCTCGCGCTTGGCGTCGTAGAACCAGGAAGCGGTGCGTGGGAACCGCACCATCCCCATTGCCATTCGCGCCTTGATCGACTGCGCCCGAGACTGCTTGTCACCCTTCTGGACACTCAGCTCCACCACCATCGAGTAGGTCCCTGTCTCCGCCATCCGCTTTCGCAGGAAGGGCCCGAGGACCATGTTGATGTGCGTCTTCTCCGTCCACCAGAACGTCGGCCTGTACCGCTTCATAAAGTGCAGCATCGTCTCGACCTGGACGTGCGACGGAATCTGTTTCCAGAAGACATCAACGATCCAGAGCACCCCGTCTTTGTCGACACCGCCAACGATGATGCAAGTCTTGTCGCGGTTCTGCTTCTCCGAGATGGCGTGGTCCGAAGCGATGTAGTACCGCAGATCGCGCGGCGCATCGCTGCGCCTGTCGTAGGTCTTGATGTCTTCGGCGACAAAGAAGGCCTCCGCACCAAGCGCCGGACGACCCTGGTACAACGCCGAGAAACCGCGAGGGTCCAGTGCTCGTTCGGACTCCAGGTGCTTCTTGGAGAACCGGGAAGGCCACAGCGCCTCGCCCGGCTTGCGACGCAACACGTCGTTTTCTTCGGCCAGCGCAGGAAGGTCGACTACCTCCCACGTCTTCGCCTCCGAGGCGTCGTAATAGTCGTTGTTCGGATCGGTAAGCCGCCCGACGAGGTCGTCTGCGTGCCAACGTGTCTGGATGAGAACGATGGCGCCGGCATCCGTCATCATGCGCGACCGGATCACCTGCGTGAACCAGAACCAGAGCTGGTTCCGGATCGTCTCCGAGTCCGCCTCTTTCCGGTCCTTGATCGGGTCGTCGATGATGATGAGGTCACCACCGCGCCCCGTGATCGACGAACCACGCCCTGCGGCTGCGAGAACACCCCCGCCGGCTGTCTCCTGGTACAGGACGCCCTGCACCGAGTCTTTCAGCTCCGACTTCGGGAACACCTTCGTGTAGTTGGGATGGTTGAACGCATCACGAACCGCACGCCCGAGGTCCGCCGCGAACGTGTCATTGTAGGTGCCGACAATCACCGACCGGCGTGGGTGCTTGCCGAGATACCAGGCCGGGAACTTCTTGGTGGCCAGCTCCGACTTCCCGTGTCTCGGCGGCGCGTTGATGATGAGCCGCTTGATCTTGCCGGCGGCCACCGCCTCCAGCCGGGCAGCGATCATCCGGTGGTGCTTCTCCGGGGTGTAGAGCGAGAACCTGGCGTCGCCATCGTGGTCCGGGTGCGGCATGAGGTACTGCACGAAGGACAGCAGGCTGCCCTGCGCCTCGCGTCGCACTTTCTCGTCGTACAGAGCACGCAGCCGCCGCTGACGCTCGTCTTCGAGCGCCATCAGCTGGTCCAGCTCGTATTCAGTCGACAAGGGGCCACTCCCGCTCGGTGTCCGAGGGCTCCGGCTGCGGCGGGTGAACCTCGGGGACTGGCTCCTCCCAGACAGAGTCGGGCGGGCCGGGCACGACAGGCGGCCCCACAGGAGGCTCTGAGGGCGTCCAAGGGGGTTCTTCCCGCTCTGGCAATGGCTCCGGAGCCGAAGGCTCCTCCGGCTTGCCAGGAAGCTCCTCCGGCTTTTCAGGAAGCTCCTCCGGCTTGCCACCAAGCTCCCCCGGCTTGCCACCAAGCTCCTCCGGCTTGCCGTGGGGTTCCTCGACCGGCTTCTCGACCGGCTCCTCCACCGGCTTCTCGACCGGCTCCTCCACCGGCTTCTCGACCGGAAGCGGCCGGTTGCGCTCTGCCTCTTTCTCCGCGGCCACCAGGGCGCCGGACACCAAGCTCGCCACCAACACGGCTTTCTTGTCCGCGGGCAGTGCACGCACGGCCTCTTGCGCCTTCTCCAACGCTTTCACCGCGAACTCGGACTGGCTCCCTGGCAAGAACGCCTTGTCTTCGATTGGCAGGCTGTCTTGGGCCGCCGCCAGGGCGTCCGCCAGCTCGACCTCGTACTGAAGATGCAGCGCCGTGTGAAGCTGCTCAAACTGCGCCAGGGACTCAGCGCGTGTCTTCTGCACGTCGTAACCATTCCAGGGGCGGGACTCACCGTTGCGCCAGCCGGTGCCCGGCACGCGCCGGCCACGTTCGTCCAGGGGCCCGTAGTAGGCTTCTGTGAGGGCGGCCAAAGCCTCGACGTAGGCCGGGTCGATGGCCGCCCGCACCGAACCGAAGGGCACCTTGTCGTAACGGCGTTGCGTGGTGTCCATCAGAACAGCTCTCCAAGCATGAAAGCAGCCACCCCGGACGACTTCGACCAAGCCAGATAGGCGATGAGATTGGCCGTCACCGTGTCGGCGTCAAAGTCATTCAAGTACGCGCTCTGCGTCCGACCGGTAGCCCGGCTGCGCAAGAGCGGGAATGGCGACAGACCGGTCAACGCGCCGCCATAGATAGACCAGGCGTAGTCCCCTGGCGCGGTTGGCGTTGCCAACGGCGTGTCCGAGGAGCTGGCTGCCAGGGCGATACGCACTGGCAAGGGGTCATCCGTTGTCCCACCCAGCGAGAAGGCCGACAGGAAGTCCATCGCAGGGACGCCGCCCAGCGTCTTCGTGTCGGGGACATTGGCCCATGAATCGCTGCTCGTCAGTGACTGAATCGTCTCGGCGTTGATCACAGAGAGCAACTTGCTGCTCTGCTTCAAATAACCCGCCGTCAAGACAGTGATGTTGGCTGGCGTACCGAAAGGCGAGTAATTGCAAACCTCAATCAGCTCGTCATTGGTCGCCACGAAGAAAGACGCAGCGCCCGGAAACAGAACATTTTGGATTCCGGTGTCAGTGGAACCGTTCGGCCGGGCACCGGTATACCGCGCGTAGTTCCATGTGGCGACAGCACAGAGGATTCCGAGATAGCCGCGTGGAACGTCGCCCCCCTGGATGATTGAAGACGGGTCGATGTCGGACCAGTTGGCTGTCGTCGATCCTGTCTTCGTCGCCGCGTGGCGAGTCACGGGGAAGTAGGCCTCGTGGTCCTCGAAGAAGGCGACCAAGTGGAAGTCAAGGTTGGTCAGGTTGCTCGAATAAAGGTCAATCTTCTTGTCGGAACTGAGCCCAACCGGGAGGAACATCCGTTCCCCGTAGTGCATCCTCCAGGTGTATGTCTCAGAGCTGCCGTAGCAGCGGGCGCCGGCAGTGTAGTAGGCCGATGTGCTCTTGTTCGTCACCATCAGGAGCAGCCCAACCGGACTGTCCTGCGTTCCGAAGTAGGATGACAGATTGATCGTCTGCCAGCTGCTCGCTGTCGGAACAGTCAGCTCAGAGATCGTCTCGAAGACTTTCATCAGCTGAAGCTCGCCACCGCACCGTAGTAATTAGTGCCGTCGTAGAACCAGCTCAGGATGTTGGTCGCGTTTGCTGCCGTGTTGAACACGAACGCCGACCCGTCGAGCTTCTTCATCGTCGGGAACGTCGTCGTCCGCCCGCCAGTCGCGTCCTGTTTCATCACCAGCTTGCCCTCGCACGGGCCCGTCGGCGCGGTGAACGTGAAGGTGCAGTTCCCCGTCATCGTCACCTTCTGCTTGTTGCCGTTCGTCCAGTCGATGGTCTTCGACGTTCCCGAGTTGCCGTTGTCGTAGACCTCGTCGTAGTAGGCGAGCTTCGTGATCCTCAGGTTTTCGGTGCTGACCGTGCCAGCAACGTCTACCGCGTAACCAGGAACCGTCTTGCCCGAACCGATACCCAGGTTGCCCAGGATGAAGTTCTGAGCAGTACCATCCATGTGCAGGTTCCACCGGCCCGTTCCGGCTGACAGGTTCCCATAGAAGCCGTAGTTCTTGGTGCCGCCGGTCAGGCTATTGCTTACGGCGAACCCGTACTGGTTGGTGATGGCAGACCCTGCGCCCAGTGCGCCCTGATCCGCGACGAAGTGGTAGACGTAGCCGCAAGTGAACGAGGCAGCTTGCGTGTACACCTGCGAGTTGAACATCTTCGCAGACGTAGTGGCATCGCTCTGAATAGTCCCAGAAGACAGCACCCCAAAGACATCGGTTGCGCCGGTCAACGCCTTCGAGACACGGAGCGACATCCCGGTCAGCACCGTAGACCCGATACCCAACGCACCCGCCAGGTAGTTGTTGGCGGTGCCATTCATGTACAGGTTCCACGCCCCCGTGGCGGCGGGAATCTCGCCCACAAACCCGTAGTTGTTGGTGCCGCCCGTCAGGGTGTTATCCGCCCAGAAGCCGTATTGGGAGGTGACAGCCGACCCTGCGCCAATGGAAGACTGACGAGCCCTGAAGTGGGCGTGTGAGGACAGCGTGAAGGAGGCTGCCGCCGTGATGAGTTCGGAACGGATGCCGTGGCTCGCCGTCACATCACTCTGAACGGTCGGATTGACGAGTCCGGCAATCGCGGTTGTGGCCCCAGTGAGGTTCCCTGCAACTACCAGGCGAGCACCCGTCAGCGACGTAGTACCGATGCCCAGCGCACCCGCCATGTAGTTCGCCGCCGTACCGACGCAGTACAGGTTCCACTTGTTCGTGCCAGCGGACTGCCGCGCGATCACACCGTAGGAGTTAGTGGCGGCGCCGGAGTTGTCGGAAACGTCCACCCCGTAGAAGTTCGTCACCGGCTGCGTTCCGGCGACACTTGCCCCGCCCACCTGGACGCCGGTAATCGTGGTCAGCGCCCCGGTATAGCTGGCGAGCGTGTCCACCCGTGCGTGAACGGCGACAGCAGAGCCTACGTTCGAGCTGGACGACTGCAGCTGCGGCAGGTAGTTCGCGCCGTACACGGTGGTCACGGCAGCTGTCGGCATGACAGGCGTGCTTGCGTGAACCAGGTACTGATACGCCGAAGACGAAGCCAGGCCGCTGTAGAGGCGAATGACAGAGCCCTCGGACCCACCGATGCTGGCGCTTTGGAGCAGCTGCCCGGTACTGGTTATCGTCCAAATGACGTTCGTACCGTCTGGCTGAAAATAGACCGTACCGTCACCGCGTATCTGCATCCGCCGCAGCGCGGTAGTGGAACCCGAAGGCGTGGTATTGAACGACAGCCGTCCCGGCGAAGACCCTGTGCCGTGAGCCCCGTCGGCCTCGCCAAAGATGCTCGCAGCACGCTGCGAGGTGCCACTGGCGTTGATGGCGAGAAAGTCGATGACGCCGATGTCGTCGAGATAGGCCAGGTTGATGCCGGAACCCCGGTACTTCTGAAACGCCAGATTAGGCCCACTCGCGTCGTCTGCGGCGTAGTACGCGCTGATGGTGGTCGAAGCCCCACCAACCCGCATCCGGTAGCCGCCGGAGCTGGTCGTACCCACGCAGAGGTTGCCTGTGCCGTCGATCCGCATCCGTTCTGACAGAGCCTGGCCGCCAGTCGGAGTGGTATAGAACAGCAGGCAGCTGCCCCCCAACGAGGTCGTCCAGTTTTCGGCAGCGATTGCTCGGATCTGCGAGGCTTGGTAGACGCTATCTCCATCCCAGCCGGTAAAGGTGATAACGCCAAGCACATCATTCAACAGAGGCTCAACTTCTGTGCCGTAGCTGGTTCCGCGCGATTTGTAGAGGCCCAGCGTGGGGCCATTGGCGTCAGCGGTGTACCGCAGCACCCCTACACCAGCAGCCGAAGATAGGGCGGAAACCCGGAGGGCATAGCTCATCCCTGCGGGTGCGGCCCCGCTGTAGTCCGCACCGACAGCAAAGACACCCGGGTAGGCGACAGCCACGCTTTGACCGCTGGCAGCGAGCCCAAACGTGTTTGAAGACACGCTATACAGCCCGGTGTCCGTGTCTCCGGAGAAGTTCAGCCCGGGCGCCCCGACCGTGCCCGGAATCACCCCCAGCGCCCCGGTCATGGTGTCGCCGGCCTTGGCGACGTAGACCAAGGGGTTCAGACCGCCAGCTGCCACCATCGTGTCGACGTACTTCTTGGTCGCCGCGTGCCGGTCCGCCGTCGGGTAGTCCGTGTGCGCCGTGATGAACCCGGTCATCGTCCCACCGGACAGCGGCAGGTACGTCCCGCCGATCGCCGCGGACAACGCCGTGTCCACATACCCCTTCGACGCCGCGTGCAGCGCCTGCGTGGGCGAGCTGCTGTGCAGCGTCAGCCACCCGGTCATGGTGTCACCGGACTTCGCCACCTTCGTGTCGGCGTACTGCTTCGTCGCCGCGTGCAGCGGGTCCGTCGGATCACCAACCAGCGTCAGCGCACCGGTCAAGGTGCCACCGGTCCGCAGCAGGAAGTCCGTCTGCATCGCCTCGACGATCTGCATGGCCTGCACCGCCCACCACTTGGCGGAGTGCAGACCCGCCGGCAGCCCGTCGACCGGCTGGTAGGCGAATCCAGGCGGCAATTCACTCGGGTCGATCAGCGCGTACTGCTCGCTGGTCCACACCGGGCCCGCCATGTACTCGGCGAACATGATGGTGTCGTTACGCCAGCCGTTCAGCGCCGGAATCTGCGCGGCCATGTAGCTCGCGTTGCTTTCTGCCTGGGTCGCGTAGCCCGATGTCTCCGACAGAATCTGCACGCAGTTGTCTTGAGACGTGGCCGCAGCTGCCGCAGCGGCGCTGGCGGCGTTCGCAGCGCCCTGAACGGTGCCCACATACCCCTGCGTCGTGTCTCTGGCAGCCTCGGCAGCCACTTTCGCCGCCTCCGCGAGCCCCGCAGCTACCTGCGCATCGTTCACCAACGGCTGAACTTCGCTCTCGACATCGTCGACGATGCCCTGCACCAGGCTCGGATCGAGGTTCACCGTGCCGATAACCCCCGCCTTGATGGTGCCGTCGTCGGCGATAGCCGTGCTGGCCCACGCAGTCACCTGCGCAGCGAAGGTTCGGAGGGCGTCTAACTCGGAATCGAGCCGGTCACCCGGCTGTGGCGTGGAGGGGAAGCTGATGGAGTGGTCGGTGAACGAGTAGGACTGGCTCGGCGGGGTGGGTTTGGCGGCCATCGGTGTCTCGAACCCTCGTCAGGCGCCCGGAAAGGCGCGAAAACCCTAGAAAAGTTCGTCCGAGTGTAGTTCTGTCTCCTCAACCGGGCAAGACACGACCGTCGGCGGCACAGGCGTGGCGCCACCAGTCCCAATCAGCGGTCGGCGCAGCCAGGTCGGCCAAGACTTGACGTGGTAGACCTCCCGTTTGCGCTGTCTCCACTCCAGAACTCGGCGCACGGCGGCCCACCAGGCGCCATGAACACCCTGCTCCACCTCCTCGTGCCAGCCTTCGAGCAGCACAACCCGCTGGTTGACCCCGAGGCACTTCCACAAGGGCAGTTGTTTCACCGCCTCCGGGGCCGCCCGGGCCATTGCCGCCCGCTGCAGGAGGGCGATCGCCTTCGGATAGCCCAGCTCCGCCCGTTTCGTGACCGACGTGTGGAGCCAGCACTTCGGCTGACCCTTGAGCGCCTGCATCTTGCAGGGCTCTCCCTGCACCGTCAGGGCCGAGCAGCGGGGTAGGTAAATCCGGGCCAGCCGGATTCGCTCACCACACGCCGCCCGCACCTCGGGCGAGAAGTTCCGCTTGCTTCCGCGGGGTATACCCATGCCGGCCAAACCTCTGCTAACTATCTGTTTTTCTTAAAAATTGCGCATATGGTAGCGAGACGGGGCGTCCGCGCGGCTTGCGGCTGCGGGTGGGGGCCGGGGGGTGGGGGGCGCCCGCCGCCACCGGCGGCCGTGTCTCCCGCCGCCCGGTGTCTCCCCGTGTCTCCCCGTGTCCCGAGACACCCCCGCCCCGGGACACCCCCGGGAGTCTGACCTAGAATCCGGAAAGGCCAGGAGACACGGTCACTTGCCACCGGCTAGCCGGGCGATCGCCGCGCTGAGTTCTGCATCCGACATCGCGGCGGCGGGCCGGTCCTGGCCCTCAGACAACGACGCGCCCCGGCTGGCCTTCGCCCCGACAACCCCGAGAGCTTCAAGCAACGTCCGGGCCGCAGCGGCCCGCGCAGCAGGGGGCGCGGAGGTGTCTTCGGCAATGCTCCGAAGCGTCCCGAGACAGACTGACAAAATGGCAGTTTTTTCGTTCTCCATTGGTTCTGTGCCCCGCTAAGTGGTTGATTCTATTGGGGTGTTACCGTGTCTCAGACGACGGCGCACGGCAGTATTATCCCGGTCATACGCCCCGAGACAAGCGTAACAAGAGTGATTTAGTCGGAATGGCCTTGTAAGCCCCTGAGAGCTTCTGAGACAAGCGCACGCCCGGACCCATGCCGGGACATCCCCCGAGACACTGGAAGGGCGCCACGGGCCCCGTAGGGGTTTTCCACATGTTTATACACACCCTGTTAGTATCCTGTTAGTAACTGATTTGGCTCGTTTTTTGCTCTTTGCGCCCGCCCGGTCGACTTGAAGGGGCGCCGTGTCGGGCAGTGTCTTCCAATGTCGGGCACGATAGGCTAACATTCCGTTAGCCCCGTCGCCCGACGGGGCGGACACCATACCCGAGACGAGAGGAAACGCAAATGACAACAACGGCTTACCGTTTCACCGCCGCCGGCCGGCAAGCCCTTAAGACCGCTATCTCTGCCGCCCCCGGCTGGCCAACCTACCGCGCGGAGCATGGGATATCCGGCACCGGCACGTTGACCATCGACGGCCTGCTCACCGCCGCCGCCGCACTGGGGATTGACCCGGCCCCCTTCGCCATGATGCCCGCCACCGCTCCCGCCGCCCCCGTGGCCGCCGCCGCCCCTGCAACGGACCCGGAAGGCCAGGACGGCGAGGACCCGGAAGGCGAGGACCCGGAAGGCCAGGAAGCCGCCCCGCCGGCCCCGGCAATTGACCCGGTGGCCGCCGCCGTCCTCGATGTCCTGGCGGGTGACCTGACAAGCCTACCGGACCGCATAAAGGCGCTGGCCGCCCGCGCCGTGACCGCCGAAGGCGAGGCCGCCCGGCTCGCGGCGCTCCCCGTCGCCGTGTCTTCGCCGGCCGGCAGTGTCGCCCCGGTCGGGCGACCGCTCGCCCTGAGACAGGACACCGCCGGCCGGGTCTTCGGCCTTCGCGGCGCCGCCGGGCGGCTTGCCGTCACCGTGGGCGACTCGCCGCTAGCCCCGCCCGTCGATGCCGCTTATCAGTGGCCCGACATTTTGCCGGATGTCCTCGCGCTCGCCGCCGACGGTCGGGGCACTCGGGTATGGCTTTTCGGCGACGCTGGCACCGGCAAGACAACATTTGCCGCGCAACTGGCCGCGAGGCTTGGCCGCCCGTTTTTCAGAGTAAATTTCGACAGGTCCACCGAAGCCCCGGACGTAGTTGGAATGACGGTGCCGGATGCCAGCACCGGCGGCGTGCGCTGGCAGGACGGGCAACTCGCCCTCGCCATGCGCTCGCCGGCCGCCGTTGTGTTGCTTGACGAACCGGCCACCGCCCCGCCCGGCGTGTTGGCAATCTTGCACGGTGCGCTAGAAACCGGGGGCGCCCTGTCAATCCGCGAAACCGGCGAGGTCATCCCGGCGAGCCCCCTCACACTCTGGATTGCCGCCGACAACTCCGCCGGCCACGGTGACACAACGGGGAGATATAACGGCTTGCAGGCCATGAATGGGGCCCTATTGGACCGGTTTGAACTCCGGGCCCGCCTTGACTATCTCCCGCCGGCAAAAGAGGCGGCCATGGTTTCCGCCCGGTCCGGTTGCCCCCTGCCGTTGGCCGCCGCACTCGTTGAACTGGCCGGCTACTCGCGGCAAGCCGCCGATCGGGGCGAGCTTACCGCGCCGATCGGCCCGCGCCGGCTTATCGCCCTGGCCCGCCTCTTGACGGCAGGCCGCAATGCGCTCGCCGCGTGGGCGGCGACAATCGGCGACGGTGCGGCGCCGGAAGATAGCGAAACCCTCGCGCAACTGAGGCAAGCCCACTACAACCCGTCGACTGTTGAGGCGCTGGCCAGGGGCCACGCCGCCCCCGCCGTCCCGCCCCCGGCGACATCGGCCGGCGCCTCCGCTCAGGCGGAGTTTGAACCTGTCCAGATTTGAACCCCGGAGACAAGTCGATGAAAGCCACAACAAAGAACGCCCGCCCCGCCGCCACCATCCCGGCCGATCATTGGCGGCTAGCCGCCGTGAAAGCCTTCACGGCTACGGTCGACCGTTGGTTTCCCGGCAAGCGAACCATTGTCGACATCCTGGCCCCGGACCCGACTCACTGGGGCACTCAGGCGGCAGTGTCATGGTCCGTTGACGGCCCTATCCTGCGGGCCCGCTTGTTGCTCCCGGCCTTCGCGGCCGGAACGCGCTTGACGCGGGCGGAGGCGGATCGCCTCACCGGCTATTGGCTGCATGAAGCGTCGCACGTTAGATGGACTGAACCCGACGGCATGGCCCGCGCGAGCCACGCCGGCGGGCAAGCTCTCGCCCGCATCCTCAATGGCCTGGAAGACGCGCGGATTGAGGGGCTATGCGTCGCCACCGGTGCGGCGAACGCCCGCGAGACACTGTCCGCGCTCGCGGCGGCTCTCGTTGAGAAGGCAACGGCGAACCATAGCCCGGCGTGGGCGAGCGACCCGAGACAGGCGGCTTTCGTGTTGGCGATCTATGGCCGCGTAGGGTCCTACGGGTTCCAGCATTCAACGCTAGCCGCGACGTGGGCCCTTATCCCGGCCGCACTGCGCGAAGTCTACAACGACGCCCTGGCGGCCCTACCGGCCGCCCGGTCGACTTCCGATGTCCTGGCGATTGCCCGGGAGGTCCTGGCCCGCCTGCCGGATGCCGCCACCGCCCCGCAGCCGCCTCAGGGTGACGGTCGCGCTCCCCGCCAGCCCCGCGAGCCGCAAGGCCAGGGCGAAGGCCAGGGCGAAGGCCAGGGCGAAGGCGAAGGCCAGGGCGAAGGCGAAGGCGAAGGCGAAGGCCAGGGCGAAGGCGAAGGCGAAGGCGAAGGCGAAGGCCAGGGCGAAGGCCAGGGCGAAGGCCAGGGCGAAGGCCAGGGCGAAGGCCAGGGCGAAGGCCAGGGCGAAGGCGAAGGCCAGGGCGAAGGCGAAGGCGAAGGCGAAGGCCAGGGCGCCGGGCGCGGCGAAGGCCAGGGCGAAGGCAACAACCCGAAGCCATTTGACCCGGCGGACATCGCGGACGCGGAACCGGACGCGGAAGAACTGGCGAAGGCCGCGCACAACGCCCACGGCAGGCCGCAAGTTTTCGACCGGCTACTAGCGGACACGCAAGCGGAAATTGCGGGCCGCCGCATCCGCCGGCAGGAAGACACACGGGGCGACGCGCAAGCCACTATCGCGGCGGCCCGCGCTTGGGCCGGCAACTCTGCGGCGTTGCGCGGTGCGGTGCGGCGCCTAGTCAAGGCGCCGGAAGACCGGGGCTTTGCCCGCCACCGGTTGGGTGGCCGGCTTGACCGGCGGGCACTCTGCCGGGCCGCGCAAGGGCGCCCGGATGTCTTCGCCCGCCGATGGGCGACGCCCGGGACCGAAACGGCGGTGGCGCTTTTGGTCGATACCAGTGGGAGTATGCACTATTACGGCGCCGCCCGAATAATGGCCGCGTTGGCGCTCGCCGTGGCACTGTCGGAAGCCGTTGAGGCGGCTACCGCCCCGGTGGCCGTTTACGGGTTGGCCGATGGGCGCGGTAGCCGGGCCCGCGAGGCGAAGGCCTTCCGCCAGCGCACCGCCACCGCTCTCCCGGCGATCGCCGCGCTCGCCGATCTACGGCTAGGCAGCACGCCGCTAGGCGAGGCTATGCTCGCCGTCGCCCCCGAGCTTTTGGCGCAACCGTCGCCCCGCCGCCTTTTGGTTTGCATAACCGACGGCGCCGACGGCTACGGCTCGCCGTGGGTTGCCCGCGTCAACACTGACCTACGCTCTCGGGGCGTTGAAACACTGCTACTCGCCCTTGACTGCGACCGGGACGAGCTTAGGCGTTACCGTACCGCCTTCGGCACTGAGAACGTGATCGACGTGAACCCCGCCACCCTGCCGGCGGAAGGCCTCGCCGCGATCGCCCGCCAGATCACGGCGGCGGCTCCCGCCGACTGATCGGCCACCGCCCCCGCCCGGGGGTGGCGCCATACGGGGGCCCTACGGGGCCCCCTGCCGTTTCTGCCAGCCTACCCGGTAGGGCGGCATGGGTCCGCCCGCTAGAAGGGCCCACGCGCCACCGTAGGGCCCGGGGACCGGGGCCAGGGGCCAGGGACTCGGGGCCAGGGGCTCGGGGTAGCTCGGGGTAGCTCGGGGTAGCTCGGGGTAGCTCGGGGTAGCTCGGGGTAGCTCGGGGCCGGCTTGTCTCAGGACACCGGGACACCGGGACACCGGGACACCGGGCGGAGGGTGGCCCCGGCGGGCGGGACGGGGAGGGAGGCCGGAGCCGCCCCGCCGCCTGGACCTGGCCGCCGGAGGGGGTGGGGTTAACCCTCCGGCGACCCAAACACATGAAGGCAGAGAACTCGACTAGGTCAGGCCGCCACCGTGGCGCCGGTGTCCGCGGCCTTCCACGCGGCGGGGGAGCCGCACCAGCAGACATGGACACCCGTGCCAGCGGCTGCGCCTTCACCTGCCCGCCTGCCGTTGGTCGCGTAGGCCGTGTCCCCCAGCTCAAGCCGGGAACCGTGGGTCGCCGCCGTGGGGAGGTTGGCAACGGTGAAAGACCCGTGATGGTAGACGCGAACGCCCTTGATGCTGAAAGCCATGAGTGTTGCTCCTCTGGGGAGTGGCTGGCCCGGGGTGGCGGGGCCAGTAGCGCCTCGTGGTTGTCTGGGACAGACCCTACACCGGGAGACAGGTCGCTGCAACCACAGACACCGGCGACCCAAATACTCGAAACCGGGAAATCCGCAAATCTCCCTGCTGCCCAAAAACTCAGGACCCGGAAATATTCACCAGCCCGCCAACTCTCGCGCAATGTCAGGTCAGTCTACCCTCCCCCTCTCCCCCTTTAGGGGGAGGGTAGCTGACGGAGCACCCCTAAAAAAAGCTGACGGAGCAAGAAGTGCTGGTGAATCAATAGCTTACAGAAGGCTGGCGGAGCAGGCGGAGCACCTGGGGTAGTAGCTGACGGAGCATGAGCAAAATCAATGACTTACAGCGGGCTGGCGGAGCACCTGAATTAGCTGACGGAGCAAACTTTAATTCCTAAATAAATATTTCTTGCCATTTTCGGCGTGTCTGCTACCATTACCAACATAACAAGACGTTAGGATTCACTGACCGACGGAGCCCCGAAATGGCCGCGATCTACACCACCCTCCCCGAGCTTCTGGCCGCCCACGCCGAGCCCAACCCCTACACCTTCGGCCGGACGATCTACCAGTCCTGCCGACTGTCCGCCCCGCAAACGAGCTATCTGGTCGCCAACCACCACGACCGAACGGGCGAACTGGAAATCCCCTACGAGGCGAGCCCGGTCCTGGCCGAATGCGAGCCCTGCAGAGGCATCGTCCTGCGGGCCGGCACGGAGACAGGTGAAGGCTGGTACGAGACACCCGCGCAGACCCTGCGCTTCCCCTTCAACGACAAAGACCTGGGTGAAACCCTGGACTACCTGGACTTCCTGATTCAGGAAGCCATCGAGAACGCGACGGAGGCCCCGTGAGCATCTTTGGCTGGTCCCTGCCCGCCGGCTGCGGCAAAGACACTGTCACGGGATGGTGAGAGACGGGAGACAGACATGACAGACACGACACAGAAAGGCTACGAGGCCATGAAAGCACTGGCCGCGGAGTTGATGCTCGAAAAGGCCGAGCTACAGAACGCCCTCGCCAAAGCAGAGGCAGAACTCAAGGCGTGTCGCTTGGTGGACCATGCAGTGATAAAGGGGCAGGCGGAAGACATCGCACGGCTGAACGGCATCATCGCCTCCGTTGCTTCCAGCATCGCAAGCAGCCCAGCGAAGCTAGTAGACGAAGCCAAGCTGGTTGGCGAAGCACTGACGCGACTCGATAGGCAGGATGCCGAGATCAAGCAGCTGAGAGATGAGCTGGCTTGCGCCGAGTGCGAGCCACCGGCCTATCCTGGCAACGATTGCGTGAGTGAGTTGGCGAACGCGCACAATGAAATCGAGCGGCTGACTGGCGAGCTAACTCTGTGGCAGAACCGCGCAGAGGGCCGCGCCCAAGCACTGCAGCGTGTGACGGACGAGTGGTCCGCACAATTCAAAGAGATAGAGCGGCTACGCGAACGCGATGCACAGTGGGCGCTGGATGTACTGCGGCTGACAGAATCCTTAAGGTATTTGATCGGGATTGCCGAGAGAGGGTTTGGTCGAAAAATAACGGACGCTGAGACAGATCGGGCGTTCGTGCTGTCCTACGTTCAGGGACTTGAAGCCGAGATAGAGCGGCTTGCGAAGCACTCTGCTAGTAGGACAGTTCAGGTTGGAGAGCTGCGGGATTTGTTGAAAGAATGCCGAAAGGTCATGCGGGCGAATTCCGTCTTTAGAAGTACCGCAGCCCACAAAGACCTTGACCACCGCATCGGGAAAGCCCTGTCATCTAAGAGGCTGGGGCAATGACTCAGAACGGGGAGTCCGGGTCTGTCTCCGGGCTCCCTGTCTCCGTCCCTCCGCCCATCTCGTCCGCCAGGCCCAAGCCGTAGATCGGCTTGCGCCCGTGTCTCTGCCCGATCTTGATCTCGACCAAGACACCCCGGGCCACCAGCCTGTCCGCCATGTCTCGGCACTCGTCCTTGCTGATGGTGGTCCCGGTCCGGGCCCCGATCTTCACCGCGATGGCCGGGATGTACTGGTCCGGCTTGAACCGGGACAGTGACGGCGCCAGCCCTCGCGTTGTCAGCTCCCGCACCGCCTCGCGCACCAGCGCCTCGGCCTGCGCCTCGCGGGCGGTGGTGATGGCTGCGCCCATCGAGGTATCGCGCAGCAGCACGCCGCCCATGCCTCTCCGGAGCACCAAACCGTCCGTGCGCAGGGAACTCTTGGCGTCGGTGTAGTTGGACTTCACCACCACCATGCGGGCCATGTCCGCCACCAGGGTCGCCTTGTTCGACGTGTCTCCGTCCGTGTGGTAGGGCATCAGGTTCAGCTGGGACCTGACTGATCCCTGCCAGGATGTCGACCCGGAGTGCCCCGAGCCGTCCAGCTGCCCAGCCTTCGACGGGTGGGCGAGGAAGATGAACGCGATGTCGAACTCTTTGGCGATCAGCGCCAGCGGCCCCTTGATGAACTGGTTGACGTGTCTCCTGGAGTTCTCGTTGCCGCCAAAGAAGTCCGCGACCACGTCCATGACGATCAGCTTGAGCTTGCCCCGGCGTGCCTCGCAGAACTGTCTGAAGGCCTGGAACAGCTCGGTCGCCTTGCCCTCGCCGTGTTCGCCCTGGAACTCCATCCAAGTGTTGCTGATCTCGGCGGAGCGATCGAGGATCAGGAAGTCCCCGTCAGCCGGCATCTGTGCAAGGTCGTAGCCCAGCGCCTTGCACGTCCAGTCGATGCGGCGGTGAATCTCGTCCGCGTCGTCCTCGCAGAACAGGCCGATGGCGACGCCGGGACCACCCAGGACAGGCTCTCCCAGCCATGTAGCGCCGAAGGCGACCGAAAGACAGGCCTGGACACCGGCCATTGTCTTGCCGAGCCCTGGCGGCCCGTAGAGGGCTGTCACGACCCTCCGCGGGATCAGGTCCTGGATCAACCAGGGGCGGTCCGGTGGCGCCAGGCCAGCCAGAGAGCGGGCGGAGACAGCCCGCACCTCGATCCGCTTGTTGTGCTTCGCCACCTTCTCGGGGGCAGCGAGCTGGTCCTCGACCGGGTCGAAGTCCTCCGCCGCCGGTGGCACCCAGAACTCGGTCTTGGCCTTCGCCAAGACGTACTTGGCCAGCCAGTCGGCGCGGGCGTGTCTGTTCCCTCGGCGGTGCTTGTCTTCGATCCAGGCTTGCGAGAAGTGGTTGCTGTCTGTCAGCAGAGACAGGATTTGCTCGTCCTGCAGTCTCAACTGGTACAGCTGGTCGGCGATCCCCAGCACCTCGGCGCTCTTGTCCTGCGCGGACTCGATCTCGTTCAGTCGACAAATCAACTGGTCATCCAAACCCCACTCGTGCAGGTCCGCCGGGACGTGCTGGAAGACAGGTGGGATTCTGACGGTGACTGGCGAGGTGGGTTTGGGAGGTGCCGGGGTCCCCGAGACAGGGACCGAGACACGCTCGAACTGGTTTCGCAGAGCCTGCTCGAACGCCCGGAGTTCTTCCACCGTCACCACCCCGATGTGGTCCAGGCCACCGGGGGAGAAGACATCGTGCGTCCAGGCGTAGGCGGCGTTCGTCTTCGGGTGGATGCCGGCGATCACGATCTGCGAGTGGGATTCGCCGTTCGCCGTCGTCCCCATGATCTGGATGCGTTGGGTTGGGTCGTTCGCGTCGACCTGGATATTGGTGGAGGGGTAGGACGCCGGGTTGCCCTTGTCGTCGACCAAACGGTAGAGCTGCAGCGTCTTGGGGGCTTGTCCCTGTCTCCGGGCAGTCGGTCCGAGACAGAGGTCAGCGAACCCTACGACCTCGTGCACCAACGGCGTGGTGATGTCGTGGTCCAGCGCAAACCAGCCCTTGCCCAGCAGCAGGCCGACCCCGGCGCGGGGGCCGTAGGTCATCTCCCAGCCGGTGATCTCGCCCGGGGTGGCCACGCCGCGCTTCTGCCAGCCGGGTATCTCGGGGCGCTTGTCCCCGGGCTTGAGCGGGATGACCCGCTTGGAGAAGTTCTCCCAGACCTTCCGCAACAGCCCCTTGGCCGGGACGTAGTGGACCGGGTACTCAGTCGTGGTGATGCCTGACGTGGTGCCAGGAAGTGCCTTGTCGTTTGTGTCGGGTGTGCTAGACTTCATCGGCAGAGATTCCTCGGCGAGCGGCGCTAGGGTTCTCGGGTAAGGTTCTCGTTCCTCGGTAGGTGTCTTCGCCCCGGCTAACCCCCGGGGCTTTTTTTTGTGCTGGGTCAGCCGATTACCCGCCCAGCGCGGGGTGTTGGAGTTGCCTGCGCCCCACATCTTCACCGGCTGGCGGTGGCACGGGGAGAGCAAACAGGCCCGCATCGGCAATACGGTGGAATGAAACCCCCGTGCTAGCAGTGGTGTTCAGTGTAGCCCAATCAGGGAGACACTGACGGTGGTGTTTTGCAAGCATGGTCGGCTCGCAGCTTCCGGAGTTCCTTGGCGGCTGCCAGGAGGAGCGCAGCCGGGACCCGGACGTACTCGCGGACACGGGGCGCGGGGTGCTTGTAGCGCCGGTCCTCGTGCAGGGCGGCCTGTTCAAGCTCGGTGATCAGGCCGGTAAGCCGACGGATAGGGTCGGGGTCAATCATCTTCGGTGTCCTCCCAGACTTCGTAGACGGTGTACCCGTGGCTCTCCAGTATCGAGCGAGCCTGCTCCTCCGTCTCGGCTTGTACACGCTCAATCGTTTCGTAATCGGCCATCGCGTGTTCTGTCCTGGCCAGGAAGGGCTTTCTAGGCTGGTTCATGTCAGTCAGGTTTCCCGTAGCGAGTGAGGATGCCGCCTGCAGCCTCCAGGGGCAGCCCTGCGGCCCACGGCGGCGGTGATGTCATCGCGGCCTTGATGTCTCGCAAGGCCAGCCTGGAAAGCCTCTCAGGGGCTTCCACGACGATCTCGTCGTGAACGTGCAGCACGATGTCCCAGCCCAGCCGACGCATCTCCCACATGGCGCGGACCAGGAGGTCCCGAGCGACGGCTTGGGTGACGTTCTCGACCAGCTTCCCGCCGTAGGTGCGCAGCGGGCCCCAGGCCTTGGTGACGGGGTCCGGCCCCCAGACCTCGATCTGGTCGTCCTCGGTCAGCCGTGGGCTCCAGTAGTACAGCTTGCGCTTGGAGGGCAGGGTGAGGGTCAGCACTTCCTCGCCGACGAGGTAGTGGCGGGCGACGTTGATGTGCGGCGAAGAACAGCTCGCCTCGCGCGGACCGCGTTGGCGCAGAACCATCCGGACTGCCCGATCCAGGGAGTACCAGAACTCGACGATCTTGGGGTTGGCCTGCCTCCAGGCTGAGACAGCCTGCTCGGCTTGGACTGGTGTCACCTTGGCGCCCCACTGGTGCGCTGTCTCGGCGAACTTCGCCGGCCCCAGGCCATACCCGCAGCCCAGCACCAGGGCTTTCCCCAGCGCCCGGCTGTCAGACCCGATCTTGGCTGCCGTGTAGACGTAGATGTCTTCGCCCCGCTCGAAGACATCCAGCGTGTCCTGCTGTCCGGCGAGCCAGGCCACCACCCGGGCCTCGATGCCGGCGAAGTCGCAGACCACGAAGCGGTGGCCCGGGCGGGGAACGAAACACGCCCGGATCACGGAAGACATCGTGGTCAGCGGGGTGGTGGGGAAGAACAGGTCCAGGCCTTCCAGGTCCATGCCCGCGGCGACGGCGTCCGCCGCCCGCTCGGGGTGCTTGAAGGCCGGGCGTGGCAGGTTGTGTGTCTGGAGCAGCCGGCCCGCCCAGCGGCCCGTCCGGTTGGCGCCGTAGTATTGCAGCGTGCCATGGACCCGGTGGGTATCGGGCAGTGCTGCGTCGAGCAGGACATCCAGCTTGGCCAGGGATGTCTTGCTGGCCTCCTGGCGCAGGGTCAGCACCTTCCTGATCTGGTCCGGGAGGTTGGGCAGGGCAAGCAGGTCGATGATGGCCTGCTTGCTCACGGACTCGGTCTTCACGCCATGGGACTTCAGCCACTGGACCAGGGCGGCAGAGTTCGAGCAGGCCAAGACAGCGCCGCCTGTCTCCGCCGCCATGTCTTGGTCCAGGTGAGCCTTGGCCTGTTCGCTCAACCTGGCGAGCTTGTGCACCAGCGGGACATCCACCCGCACCCCCAGGTCGTTGATCTCCTGGTCCATCTGGTAGACCAAACGCTCCTGCGCCGGGATTGCCGGCAGCGCAGCGACGAGGGCGTTGGTGACGATCACGTCCTGAGTGCAGTAGCGCCCGAGCCGGTCACGCTTGTCCGGGTCCGTGCGGTCCCACCAGACATAGGAACCGTCCGGGTTGATCTTGCGCGGCCGGGCCATGCGCTTCATCAGGGCGGCACCGTCCTTGTCTTTCTGCACAGGCAGCCCGAGCGCGGCGGCAGCGTTGTCCAGAGACAGGGGCAACCCGTAGTAGGCCGCCCGCGCCTGCGTGCAGCGCCAGCGAGTGAGGTCGAGTTGCGGCAACGGGAGGGTTCGCAGCGCCAGCCGCTCAAAGACCGCGTTGTGGGCGTAGGCGAGATTGCTGTCGTCCGTCAGCGCGTCGATCAGGGAAACCGGCGGCGGCGCATCGTCCGGGAACCACAGTGCCGGAAGCGCGCCGTTGATGCTGTAGGACAGGCAGATGACGCGCGTGTCGGGGTGCGCCCAGTAGCGGTATGCCCCGACACGGCGCAGATCGAGCGGAGAGCAGGACTCCACGTCGAGGGTGATCACTTCAGCAGTCCCTTGGCGAAGACCAGCGTACCGTTGCTGTCTCGGCGCTTGATCTCACTGCGCTTGATGTACCAGGACCATTGCCGCTCCCAGTTGCGGATCCTTTCCTCCTTGTTCCGCTCCGCCTCCGTCGAGAGGGTCTTCTTCAGCCCGCTCCTGTAGCACTCGCGCATCCGCTCGGCGTGCTTTTCCTTTCTGGTTTTCCACAGCATAGAGGTAGTCCTCCAGGTCCTCCTCCTCCCGGTTGTCGCGGAAGGTGCGGAGGTAGTCGATCTTGGTGGGTGTCCGCAGTTCTTCGTCCGAGTAGTCCCGGTACTTGGCTTTGGTGATGCGACACGCCCACATCCGGAAAGCGGGGCAGGCCAGCACCTTGTCTCGGCACTTCTCGTAGTGCCGGCACCGCGTCGCCTCGGTCTGACAGGGACACCCTGCGGTGTCCCCGTAGATGGCTGCCCGCAGACGAATGACGCCGGCGCGTGTCAGTGACACGGCACCTTCTCCGACGCCTTCAGCATGGTCTGCAGCATCTCCCGATACGCCATGGTGGCGTCCCGGGCGCACCCCATCAGGCGGACAATGCCCTGCATCTGCTCCACACTCATCGACACAGGACCGTCTTCGACGTGATCCAGCAGGTACTCCAGGGCTTCGTCGAGCGCCTTCATGTTGGTGGTGCAGTTCGTCATGGCCTCTGCCACGGTACGGCGGGGAGTTTCGGTGGTGTCGTTCATGGTTGTCTCCGTCGGTGTCAGCGGAAGACACCGGGGGCGCGAGGCCCCCGGTGGTGGTGGGTGGTTAGAACGGCTCGTCCGCGTCGTCGCCGCCGGCCGCCACCGCCTCGGGCTCGTCAACCGCATCGAAGTCGTTACGCGCCGGCTTGCGACCGTCGAGGCGGTCCATGTCGGGTTTCACGATCTGGATGTTGTTGAGGCCGAAAGACACGCCCTTGTTCCCCGCCGCCTCGTAGGCGAAGGGGCGGACGGTGCAGCGGGCGAGCTGGCCGGCGAAGACATCCGCCGGGTCGATCAGTTCCTCCAGGCGCGGGCCGACGATCCCCGGGGCCACCTTCGTCCAGGCGGAGATGAAGATGCCGTTGGGGTGGTCGTCGAACGGCGAGCCTTCCTTCTCGGAGCACTTGCGGAACGGGTTCCGGAGGTTGGCCGGAGCCTTGTCGCCCCACCGCTCCTTGACGGCAGCCGCAGCGGCCTTCTTCAGAGCCTGGAACTCGGGCGACCTCACCGTCTCCTCGGGGAAGACGAGGACCAGGGAGAAGCGCGGCTCCGCGCCCTCCGCCGGCGGCTTCGGGACGAACAGGTGGGGGTAGGACAGGATGCCGATGGGCGTCCGGATTGCAGGGGTGTTGCTTGCCATACGTTGATACCTCTCGTCTGGGCGATTCAGTCGTCTTTGCGTCGGGTCGGGCGGTGTCGCCCAACACAAACAACACTAGACAAAGTGTTAGGAAAAATCAAGAAGAATATTTTTTGAGCCGCTTCACCTCCTCCTGGAGCTGGTCGATCTGGGTGCCGGCGGCGAGGTAGATCGCCACCGTGGCGACCCAGGCGAACAGCCCGCAGATCAGGGTGAGTTCTATGTCTCGGAGAGACAGCGCCGCCCAGAGCATGAGACAGACGGCGCCAGTCCCAAAGAGCATGTGCACGATCATGCCTTGGGCGCCTGCCTGGCCGCCTGGCGGATCAGACTGAGGTTGTGAATCTGGTACAGCGTGCCGGCCAACTGCTCCGCTTCCTCGGTCGTCCGCTCGGGCTTCGTGAGCAGCGCGACGTGGTTCACCCACAGGGCGTCGAGCTGGTCCCCGAGGTTGAGGAAGTACAACGCGGCCTGGTTGGTCTGCTGCACGAGCTGGCCCAGCTCCTGGTTGGACTTGTGCAGCTGCTCCAGGAGGTCGGCAGCCCTCGCGCAGCCCGGGCAGATGTCTTGGACCTCGCGCAGCGCCTGCGCAGCTTCTTCTACGTCGATGGGGTTGGTGGTCTGGTCAGTCATGGGGTTTCCTCCTTCAGTTCGCGGACAGCTTGTGTCAGGTCGTGGACGGCGTAAACCAACTGCATGACGCTCGCTGACACGTCAATGATGGCCTCCAGGGAAGTTCCAACGACGCCACAGCCTGACGGTCCAGGGATGGTGTATGCCTTCCGCATTTCCTCTGTGTCTTGCGGATGCGGGCGGGTGCCGAATGCGTGCTGGATGGTAACGTCAACGTCCTTGATTGCGTCGATGAGGCCAAAGTCTTCATCCACGAGGGCGTCGATTACCCCGGCGAAGCCACCGCGCACGGCAGTCAGCATCTCGTAATCATCATCCGCCGACGCACGGACTATCGTGCTGTCTTCCAGATAGTTGTGAGCAAGCTCAGTCATCGGTTCACCTCTCGTTCGATCAGATAGTCGATGTAGTGCTGCGCCTTGCGGAGGTCTTCGACCCCGCCCTTCTCGCGCCAGCGCAGCAGGTACTTCAGGGCGTTGCCCTCCCAGAAGTCGAGCCCGTACTCCGCCACGATGTCCCACGGTTGGATGACGCGCTTGGCGTAGTGGTCACCGCCAACCTGTCGGTCCTGTACATCAACCTTGGCGAAGTGCTTGGGGAACAGCTCACCGAACGTCGGCATGTCACACCTCCTCGAAGTCTGTCTTGGGTCCGGCCGGCACTGCCTGTCTCGGGTCGTCCGTCGGCGCGAGCGTCGTGCCAGATGACTCCTTCACCACCAGCGAGCCGAACCTCTCGGTGAACTCGCCCTTGCCAAGAAGACTGTTCACCAGCTTCTCGATCTGCGAGACAGTCCGCGGCTCGTAGTCGTAGACATCGGCGTCGTTGAGCCCGAGGGCGTTCTTGATCTCGTCCACCGCCTGCGGTCCGAACCACTTCCGCATCGCCCGTTTCGGCACGAGCTTCCACCCGGGCACCGCCTCGCCCCGGTCGATCCGGCCAGAGGCTTCGGCACGGACGGCGCTGACCCAGGCTGCGATCAGCTCGGCCTTGTCGAGAATCTTGCCCAGCGCCTCGGACGTGAGCGTGCTCGGCTCCGGTGGTGTCTCGGCGAACTCCATCTGCGCTGCCTTCAGGACCTCGCCACGCAGCTCCGGGCAGTCCGGCTTGGCCGGGCAGAACCGGCAGTGGTTGCCGACGTTGAGCTTGGTGAATGGATCGGAGACAGCCTGCATGGCTGGGGCGAGCGTCATCTCCTCCCAGATGAGCAAGTCCAGATACTCGAAGCTGGTCTTCTTCACCGGGTTCGAGACACGCGGCTGCACGATCATGCAGCAGACGGTCTTGGGCGCGAGCCCGCGGGTGTTCGCGGCGGCCAGCGCGTAGATCATCATCTGCTCGTTGTCGTCCGCGTCGACCTGGACGCCCTTCCCGTACTTCAGGTCGATGACGGTCAGGTGTCGTGCGTCACCATCCCAGATGACGCAGTCCGCCGTTCCCCAGACATCGTCGTTGAGCTTCACCTTCAGCTCGGTGTGGACCTCCACGCCGGGCCCCTGCGGGTAAGCGTCGACGGTCTGAACGTAGAGGCTGATCGCGTCGATCATCTCCTCGCTGACGGTGATCTCGTAGCCGTCGACCGAGTGTTTGGTGCCGAGCAGACAGGTGTGGTCTTCCCGGTGCCGAAGCACGCGCTCCGCCAGGCTGTGCGCGAGCGTCCCCTCCGCCGCGAAGGCGGAGGTCGTCGAAGGCTTGCCCCGAGACAGGACGACGGACCGGGGACAGGCGATCCAGCGGTGGGCCGAACTGGGAGACAGCTCCGCGTGACTCACAGGCCCTCCTCGTCGGTATCCGGAACAACGATCACTTCGGCCAGCTTCTGCGCGGCGTCGAGCAGTTCGTGTGCACGCTCCTTGGGGAGCAGCGCGAACTTCTTGACGTTGAACTGATCCCGCAGCTTCAGGACCGCCTCTTTCCCGACGGCGTCGTTGTACATCGGGGTGAGGATGTCCATCGCCGCCTTCATGGCGTCTTCCGGGGAGAGTTCCACCGGTGTCTCGGCCGCCGGCGCGGGCTCAGGCGGTGCTACCGGCTCAGGCGCCGGCTTCGCCGCCGCCGCCGCAGCCTTCGTGCTGCCCTTCGGTCGGCCCGGGCCGCGCTTCTTCGGCAGCAGGGTGATCTCCTGGTCCGGCAGCGCCGCCTGGAGTCGGTCCAGCAACTCCTGCGCCGACAGCTCGCGTGGTGCCGCAGACACGGTCTGTGCCTCGGGCATCCAGCCCAGCTCGGCGATCTGCTGGAACAGGTGGTCCTTCGAGTCGAACGTGATGGATAGCATGGGTTCCTCTCAGTCGAAGATGGCGGCGAAGTCGCGGGCCTTGCGTGTCAAGACCTCGCTGATGGCTTCGTCGATGGAGTCGGGGATGGAAAGAAACTCGACCAGCACCCCGTCCTGCTGGCCGATGCGATGCGCCCGAGACATGGCCTGCCAGTTGTTCGCAGGCACCCAGTCCGCCTCTGCCATCAAGACATGCTTGGCAGCGGTGAGGGTGATGGCGGTGCCGGCGGCCGTGATCTGGCCGATGAAGACCCGGACCTCCGGGTCCCCCTGGAAGCTGTCGATGGCGGTCTGCCGGGCGGCGGCCGATGTCTGCCCGGTCAGCACGACCGGGTGGTAGTTCAGCAGCGCCTTGCGCAGTGTCTCGGCCACCTCCAGGTGGTGGACGAAGACGATGACCTTGGGCTCGCCACCGTCCAGGATCGTCTGGGCGTGGTCGGCCACCAGCGGCGCTTTCAGCAGGCCGGTGAGTCGACGGATTCGGCCCATGTGCACCGCCGCGGCCTTCAGGGCGGAGACAACGGCCTCGACATCGTCTGACGGGCAGTTGAGGATGGTCCGCAGCTCGTGTTCTATCTCGGCCAGGATGGCCTTGTTGACCGTGCCGGACAGCACCGTGTTGACGATGCTGATCGAGGGCAGCTCGGTGAGCACTTCGGCTTTCCGCCGGCGCAGCACCCAGCCTTCCAGGAGCTTCTTCAGGACCGGGATGTTCCGGCTGCCGGCGATGCGCCGCCCGTAGTCACTGTCTCGGATGTTGCAGAACCGGTCCTGCCATTCGTACTCGGTGAGCGGCCGGTGGAAGTGCGGGTGCGCCAGCCGCTGCGGTTGGAGCGCCCGCAGGTGGGAGTACAGCTCCCCGGCGTGGTTGGGCATGGGCGTACCCGAGAGCAGCCAGACCCGATCGGCCTGCGCGACGAGAGAGCCGGGCCCACCGTTGAACTCCTTGCCGTAGACAGCCTTGGTCCGCTCGGAAGGGCCCTTGAGCCAGTGCGCTTCGTCGCAGATCAGGAGGTCCCACTCGTGTTTCAGGACTGCGGCCCGGAGCGGGTGGTCCTTCTCGGACAGGGCGGGGTAGCCGAGGACGTAGACGTTGGACCGGGGTCGGTCTTTGAAGGTCAGCGCCGCCTGCGCGGTGATCCCGCCCCAGCGTTTAAATTCGCGGACCCAGTTGATCCGGGCGACGGCGGGGCAGAGGACGAGGATTTTCTCGGCCCCGATTTTCTGGGCCGCGACGATGGCTTGTGCTGTCTTTCCGAGGCCCATTTCGTCGGCCAACAGCGCGTTGCGCTGGCCGGCAAGCCAGTCGGCGCCCTTCTTCTGAAAATCGTACAAGTCCACTCGGGTGTCCGGTGTGTCGGTGTCGCCAGGAGACTAGGCCAACAAAATGAAAAAGGCAAATTATTTAAGTTGCCCGTACCAGGCGATCAGTGCGGCGTCGGCCCGGCCGTGATATTTCTTGAGACTGAACAAGTTCGCGTGTCTCGGGAAAACAGAGAGCGCCCGTGTCCGGGAGAAATCCTTGTCTCGTGTCTTCGACTGCACCCCGGCGGATTTCATCCACACAGCCGGAGACACCAGATCAAACGGAACGTACATGCCAGCCAGGACGCCGAGAATCACGCCGAAACTCTGGCCAAACGAGAACATGGACGAAACGCCCTGCCGCGGCATGGCGTGAACCTCCTCCACCACCGCACGCAGGCGACCGGAGGGGGTGTAGGCCTCGATGATGCTGCGCAGAAGATGCGGGGAAACCTGCTTCCGGCCGGTGCGGGTGGCGACGACAGGCATGTCGTGGATGGTGAGTTCGTCCCCGTCCAAGAAGGCCAGTGCTCCGGTGATGCCGGGGTCGATGCCGAGGGTAACCAGCCCGCTCACAGGACCCCCGTGTCGTCCCGGACTTCTGTGAGGGGGATGCCCTTCACCTCCTCCAGGAAGTAGGTCAGCATCGCCATCCGGTTGGACGGGATGCTGTCTCGGCGTATCCACATCAGGACGTTTTCCTGAGAAGGGGGAGGGACGCCAAACTGCTGGTACAGGGACCTGATCCCGGAGGTTCCCCCGAGCAGGTTGATCAGCTTGCGGTAGTTCCACTTCACGGGTTGGGTGTCGGTGGTTGTCATCGGTGTCGGGCTCCAGGGAAGACACTCCAGAAAAATAACACCCTGAAAACCCCTGTCAACCACCTTGACAGACAGACCCAACGGACCTAACGTACTGTTAGGTGCCGAAGTGGCACCGATAGGAGAGCCCAAGGACAATGGGACGACGCCAAACCACAGACCAGCCACTTCTGCCCGGCAGGACCCAGGCGCAGACGGTGGAGCTTGAGCAGTTCGCTCGCCGCCTGAAACAGTTGATGCTGACCAAGGGGCTATCCCAGAGCGATCTCGCTCGCGCCGTATGGGGTAAGACAACTGACGGGAGAGGGTACAACGTAGGCCGAAGCCCGCGGGGTTGTCCAAGCGGCTGACCCCGCGGGTTTTTCACTCGGGCCGACTGCCGCAGTCCTGCACTATGCCGCAGCCGAGGTCCGCCACCGGGACTTCGTAGGGGACGCCGGACACCCGCACCATGCGGGTGTTTTGGCCCGGTGGTGAGGGCACCTTCTTCTCCTCCAGCAGTTCCAGCCGCCGTTCAAGCTGCTCCAGTTTCACCAACACGTCGTCCCAGGTCAGAACTGTCTTGAGCGGCATGGGTCACTCCAGCTGGTCGTCGGCAATCAGGGTAGCGATCACGAGAACGATGTCTTCGTCGTCCTGTCTCCGCAGCACGATGTCTCGGGCGGTGAGTCTCACCACCTGCGGTTCTGTCAGAATCTCAGGTCGGCGCTTCAGCGGGCCGCCGCCCCCGAAGCGAACCCTGGCGATGAGGATTACCCAGGTGCCCGCGGCCCAGGTGTTGTCTCTCCAGGCGCCGCCCCAGGCGAGCAGATTCACGCCGGGCCCCACTCGTTGCCGGCAGTGCCGGTGCCGGTCAGGGTGGTGGCGTTGATCTTGCGGACATCCACCGGGATCGTGGTCGCCTGGAGAGCTGCCACAACGGCGGAGGCGATCTGCGCGGCAGTTGGCCCCGTCCCTCCCTCGGTCGAGTAGCCGATGGCCTGTACGGGTTGCTGGTAGACCACGCGCACTGTGTAGTCGCCCAGCGTGGAGACAAACGGGTCGCCGCCACCGTCACCGATGAGAATCCCGCCGAACACTGATAGGGTGTGGTCAGCCTCGTCGGGTCTAATCTGCCAACCGTTCTGCATGAACAGGTAGAGCGGAATGCGAACACCCTCGGTGATACCCTCGCCGCCTACCGTGTCGAAGGCGCGTGCGTACCCGGCATTCCCCTGGAGCAGCCAGTCCTTCCAGCGGCTCCAGAGGTCTGCAAGGTCGATGTTCTCGGTCCCCGTGGAGAGGATGACGAGCTTGTTGGCCCCGTCGAAGGTGTATGCCATGTCGGCTTACGGGTTCGAGTACCACCGCTCCTGACCCGCCACGAAGACACCGACGTTTCCGGTGCTCTGCACGATGGTCCCAGAGGCTACCGCGATCTTCGCGTTCGACTTGCCTACCGCCACCCCGACCCAGTTCTTGTCTGTCGAGTAGTTGTAGGAGAAGGCGACATCTCCATCGAGCGGGATGGTCCCCGTCATGTCGTTGTTGCTGGCGTCCTTGAGCAGCGTCGCCCCGCTGCCGGGGTAGGTCGCTGCGTCGTAGACCCAGAACTTGCCGTCGGCACCATCCGCCACGAGGTAGTCATCGAACGTGAACGTGATCGCGGCGACGTAGGGGTACGTCCGCAGCGCGTTGGTGTCGTCGCGCTCCGCGATGTTGTTGAGACTCGACCCGGCAAGGTTGGTGACGTGAATGCCGCCCTCGTAGGAGTCGTTCGTGTCTTGGTAGATCGTCGTCAGGACAGACCCATTCATAAAGACCAGGGCAGGAGCGACCTTGCCGGTGCGGTTCCCGGCCCCTGCGTCGATGTCTCCAGACTGCCGAAGCTGGTACTGCAACCAGGAGTAGAGCTGGTCGTGGGTCTTGCCGTTGGCGTTGACGACAAGGTGGAAGTTGTAGGGACCGTTCGTGCCCAGCGAGTAGGACTGCGCCGAGTTGTACCAGGTGATCGACATGCCGGTGTAGCCGGCGAGCGTGGTGTCGTCCACCGTCACGCCACCATCAACCGCGTGCGTGATCGGGAAGTTGTACTTCTTGTAGGTCAGAGACGAGTAGCCGATGTCCGCGTTCTTCGACTCGTCGAAGGTGTACCCGGCCCGCCGCAGGAACACCTTGAAGTAGGAGCGGTAATCGTAGTCTGGCGTGCCGTCACCGTTGGTGTCGGAGTAAATCTGCACCAGCTCGTTGACACCGAACGTCGTTGCCGTGTTCAGGTGCGTGAAGTACGCGGGCGTGGCGTTGCTCGCGCTGGACTGCACGAAGTACAGATCAGTGGACTCGGACGTGCCCGCAGCGATCTCGCCAAGGGTCACCATGCACGCGAACATGGCAGTGATCGCGCCCGACGTGTTGACGTAGGCAACGCCGCAGTCCCGAACCATCTTGATCGTGGTGGCGTCCTTGAACGTCCAGCCGTTGATCAGCTCCATGCTCTCGTCATGGATCATCTCTCTGACCGGCAGCGCGTACTTGATGAGGGTCGCGTCTGCCTTGATGACTTCCTTGATCTTCGAGAACAGGCACTGACCCGTTACACCGTCCTTCGCGACGAGGTTGCCGCCCGCGACGAGCTGGATCGTCTTGTTCGTGGTGTCGAAGCGGAGGTTGTTGGTCGCGCTGTTGACCGAGTAGGTCAGCAGATCAGGGTCGAGAATCTTTGCCATGTCTCAGTGCCTCAAGCCGGGTTGCTGTACCAGCGGTCAGGGAGTTGCTGGATCGGGATCGACTGGTTCCCGACCTGTGTCGTGTAGGTGAACTCCTGAATCTCGTAGTCCGGGTGGACGATGCGAATCGTCACCGTGTTGTTGGCGTTGCCCTGTGAGTAGGCATCCCATGTCAGGACGTGATCTGCGTCGCAGTTCTCCACCCCCGCCGCTTCGGTGCCGTCAGGCAGGTAGATGCGAATCTCCGAGTCGGCGTTGATGCCGGAGAAGGTCACGGTGGCGGTGCCAATAGGATCGGTGGAAAGCCGCTGCTTCGCAAACACCCCGCACGTCTGCGGTTTCATCGGGCCGCGAGCAGACCACACCTCTACCACGGTGGAAAGGAACGGTGCGCCAGCGGCGAAGGGGAAACTCGTCATGCGATCTGAATGTCAGGATCGAAGAACACCATGTCGGACACCGTTCCTGCCGTGTAAGCCATGCAAAGCACGCACTTCACGTCGGTGTTCTGCTTGAGGTTCTTGCCGGTAGGGGTAGAAAGCTCGATCTTCTTCTTGTTGAAGTAGATCAAGCCACCGTCATCCCAATACACCTGTCCACCAGACTCCTGCGACCAAGTGTTCCCGGTGTCTGTCGTCAACGACCCTGCGCCTGCGTCGTAGCTGGTCAACGTCACCTGATTGTCGTTGACATCGGTGTAAGTGATCTCCGCCCAGAGTGTAGCCTTCGTGAGAGACAAGCCGTCCTTAACGGCAAGCGGAATCGTGAAGGTGCGCGCCCCGTCGGCCAGGGTGTTGTACTTGACGACCGGCAGCAACCTGAAGGGCCGATAGACATCGAGCCGCCCCGAGATGGTCGTCGGATGCGCCCGCATCGACCACTTGGTTCCCTCTGGCAGCTCGGCACCCAGCGTCGGGTAAACACGGGTTGGGTTCCACTCTTGGAAGCCCAGCCGATTGTCGAGGATCAGGGCGCGACCGGCCCCGCCCGATACGCACAACGTATCTGCCATCGGGATGCTGTAGACAATACCAGTAGAGGTAGTTGCCAACTTGGCGCCATAGCCAGACACATTGCCCAGCGATGGATCGGTGATAAGGACACGCTTAGCAATATAACTCGTAGTCCAGCCGTAACAGAGTTTCGAGCCCACAACGAAGTTGACGAACTTCGGGCGTACTAGAAACACGTCTTCTAGGCAACCAGACTGAAGCGACAACAGCCCGTTGTTGGCGGAAGCGTATGACCCGTTGTCGATTACGCAGTCCTCAAGATAGTGATAGCCAGAGTTGCCGTTGTTGTTCGTGCTCAGGAGCCGGATGTCGCAACCCAGCGTCCACTTGCATTTCTTGGCGACAAACGCCACTGAGCCGTTGCCACTATCAACGATCCCAGAGGTCGAGGTCGCGCCCGCCGATACCGTCTTGAAATGCACGCCGGTATAGCGCATCGGGCCATTGACAGTATTGCCGCCCGAGTTGGCCGAATCGCCGCCCTCCATCACGAGCCCGTAGTACCCCGTGTCGGGATCATTCGGAGCCTCTATGGCCCAGTAAGACGACCCATTCCACCCAAACGATGCTTGGAATCCCTGCCCATTCGCAGCCATCTTGACGGTGAACACGGGATTGGCCCCGTCAGACCAGATGGTAGAGTCATCGAACTTGAACACCACGGGACTCGCGTAGGTGCCCATGTTGGGCAGGGTCATCGTAGTAGACCCTGCGTTTCCGTTTAGGAGCTTCATCGTCTTGTTGCTTCGCATGTTGACGACATCACCGGCCGCCAACACGCCAGCCTGGGGGGTGGACACCCAGAGCCCGTAGTAGTTTTGGGCGATGGACGACGGCCAGCAGGCCGTGTTCATGTTCTTGACGTAGCCCCACGCCCCGCCTGCGCCGTTCGCCCACGTCTGCGACGACGAGCCGGTGACGTTGGTGAACGCGAGAGCCGTCAAGCCGTTCCACGAGGCACTACCGGAGCGCGTCATCAACTCCAGGGAGTTGCCGTTGCGGCGAGCCCAGACGGTGTCGCGCACCTTCCTTCCGGTCCAGCCAGAGGGGATGTTTACCGTCGTGCCGCCATGCCAGTTGATAGCGGTCACGAGGTTGTCGATCATCGTCGTCAGGGTCGCGTTGTACTGCGCGTTCGGAGCCGTTGTCTCCGACGACGACGTAGCAGATGCCGTACAGGTGATAGCAGACGTTGCGCCCATCACCGAGACAGTCGAGGACGTGCTGAACGTCCACCCCGTCATGTCCACGCTGACAGTCGCCGGGGTCGCTGCCCCGCTGGCGGTGCCGTCACCCTCCTGCGCTACGCCCCACGCCGGATCGAGCGATGGGCAACCGTACTGTCCGGTCACAGTGACGCCAGTGCCGGTTGCGGTCGCGTTCTTGCTCAACGTGTAGGTCGTGCTGCCAGCCCCACCACGACCAGTACCCAGAGACAAAATGTAGGTTTCAGCCGGGATGCCGGTTCCAGATACCTCGGCACCGATGCCGATGCGACCCGACGTGAGTCCGGTCACGGTCATCGTGGCGCTATTGATGGTCAGGTTCGCGGTAGCTACAAAAGCACCGTACAGCCCGTGGTCGCAGTATTTCTCAGCCACGCAGCACCTCCGCAGCCCTGCCTTCGCCTAGCAGGCCAGCCTGCTCCATCATCTGCACCCCGCCCACCGTGTCCTCGTCGTCCAGGTTGATCTCCTCCGCCAGCTCCAGAAGCTGCATGTAGTCCTCAACCACCGGGTTTGTCTTGGCGACGGTGCGGAGAGTGATTCGCTCCTCGGTCTTGAACAGCCGCAGGAACTCCAGCTTGGAGAGGATGCGCCGCCCGCCGTAGACCGTCACCGGGGGTGTCTCGGGTGTCTCGTCCTCGACAAGCGTGTGATCGTGCGTCTCGGCTTCCATCCCGACCCAGTAGATAGGGCCGATGCCGTCGTCGCACTGATACCGGAACACCGGCTCGCCGGTTGCCTTGGACGTTACCTGCCAGGATTCCATGTCAGCCCCCGGACAACACGAAACGCGCCAGCCATTGACCAGCCACGCCAAACAGGACGATGACGGCAGCGACGATCACACCGACGGTGATCGCCACCACCGCAGCGGCTTTACGCTCCTCGCTCACGGGTTCTTGTGCTCCTCGATCTTCTGCGCCAGCTTCTTGAGCGCACCTGTCTTCCAGGCGACGAAACCAACCAGCAGCGCCAGGAACAGCAGCAGACCCCAGATTGAACCTTCGCCTTCCATTGATCTCACCTCACGATGTCGATGGTGGTGATGAGCCCATCCGCGTCGCGGTTCACCCGCAGCTGCACCGACGGTGCCGGCTTGCTGTCCCGGAGGGCCTGGAGGAGGACAGCGCGTTCTGCTTTGACAGCCTCTACCAGGGCCTGCCCCTGCTTGCCGGCCGTGTCCCGAGACACGGAAGACTCCTGAAGCGCGGAAGACACCACCTGGGTCATGGCCGAGACAGACTTCTTGGTCGTCTCCGAGACACGCTCGACCAGGCGGGTTATCGCCTCCTCAATCCCGGTTATAGCAGCCAGCATGGGCTTCACCAGCGCCGAGTGGTCTTCGAGCATCCGGCCGAGCTTGGCCTGGCTCTCGGAAATGCCAGCTACCAGGGGCTCGATGGTCGAGCCCAAGGCGCCGGTCTTCTCCTCCATGCTCCTGCTGTCACCCCGCACCGCCTCTGCCAGCTCGTGCATCTGGTTGAGCTGGGCGGAAACGAGGTGGACCAGGATGCTCTGATTCTGGCTCAGGGTGTCGACCACCTGCTTCAGCTGAGACAGCTGGGTGCCGGCCCCCTGCGCTTGGGTGGCGTGCAGCGATTCGAGCGTTTTCACGGCCTGAGAGCTGCGCTGCGCCGACTGGAGGGCTGCGGCCAGCATCTCCCCCATGAGCGGGTTCAGGCTGTCTTCCTGCGCCTCTCCGGGCTCATCCTCGGGGTCATCGAAGCCACCGCTGAGCAGCATCCCCTGCGGCGAGCGCATCCAGCCGTCGATCATCGGCTGAATCTGGGTGAGGGAGCGGGCGAGTTCGATGTCCATCAGTAGAACGTCGGGCTATGCCGCCCGGCCTCCGGGCCCGCCAGCGAGCGCGGCATCGTCAGCATCGACCCGAACAACCCGAGCAGCCCAAGCGCATTCTCCGGGTCGGCAACGGCATCCCGAATGAGGTCGCTGACGGCTGTCGTCACTGGAGGCACCTGGGGCTGTTGGTGAGACATCTCCCGGCTGAGTGTAGCGGCCTGTGTGTCTCCGGGCGAGGCCAACGCCCCCAGACCGGCCGCCGCGCCGCCCATGCCGCCGTAGCGCATGGCGTTGATGATCGGCTGGTGCGTGGTCTGCGTCCCCAGCGTGCGGTCCCAGACATCGTGGTGGGTCAGGTACTGCCGCAGCGGCTCGTACCGCTCGGGCATCTGCATCCCGATGGCGGACTGACGGTTGGCGATCTCCTTCACCACCTGCGCCTTCTGCCGGGGGTTCAGCTCGTCGACGAGATTCTTGCCGCCAGGCGCCAGGTGCAGGTTGAGCTGGTTGGCGTCCGGCACCGGGAGGTCGCCCCGCCCGAGCATGGGCAGCTGGAAGCCGGCCTTCACCGGGCCGATGCCCGGGACCGTCCCGGCAGTGGCGAAGTAGGCCAGGACCTCGTCTGGAGACATCCCGCCGGCGATCATCTGCTGGAAGACAGGGAGGTCGGGCAGGACCGTGTCTCCAGCCCGCAGCATCTGCCCGGCCAAGACATCGGCCATGCCATAGGGCCGGAACCCTTCCCGGAGGTTCTGCACCGTCGCCGGGTCCGTTGCCCCGGCCAGGGTCGAGTCCAGGTAGTCCTGCCCAGGGGGAGAGGTGAACCAGTTCGCCATCGCGTCCTCGGGCCGAAGCAGGCCTGTCTCACCGCCCCGCATGGTCGGCGGGAACTGGCCGGCGTCCAGGGCGCCGCGCTGCACCGAGGAGGTGGTGATGCCGTAGGACTTGAGGAGGTCCCGCGGAGACACGCCCTGCTGCTGCGCCTTCTGGAACTGCTCCAGGATCAGCTCGGCCATCGGGTAGGTCTGCTCGCCCAAGACAGGGTTGCCGACGGCAGCCTTCACCTCGTCGATGGGCCGGAGCATGGACATCACGTTCTGGAGCCGGAAACCGGGGGCGGCCTCCGTGTCTTCGGACCCGCCCAACGCCGCCAGGCCGACAGCGCCACCGGCGCCAGCCTTCAGGAAGCTGGGGTTGGTGGGGTCATACGTCCCCTGGTTGAAGACCGACTTGATCTGGGTGGGCTCGAAGGCGATGTAAGACATCCGGCCCGGGTCTTCGTAGGCGTTGCGGTACTGCACCCCGTCATAACCGTGCGCTTTCAGGATGCGGCGTATTTCTTCTGCGAAGGCGGGATTGGGGTCGAACCTAGGCCCAAGGGCCGTCTCTGCGGCCATCTGGATGTCGTTCCGCAGGTACGGGTCTGGAAACCACCGAGCCAGATCCTCGTCCGGCTGTGCCAGGAAATCTTCGCGCCATCGCTGCGGCACATCCCACCCGCCCATGTCTGGCAAGTGGATAGGATTCTGGAGGGACAAATGCACGGGAAGAACCCGGGCACCTTCCAGATACTCCGGCTCATCCCACATCGCGCCCTTGGCACCGAGAGAGGAGAACCGGTCCTCGGCCGCGCCCTTCGTCCCGAAGTGGTAGCCAATATCCCCACGCGCGAACGTGTCAAAGTCCTCGTCTGCCATCGTCGCGTGGTAGACCGGTTGCTTCACCTTCGACTGCTTGTGCCAGCGGTCGAAGTTCGCCTTCCGGACAGCCTCGTCCAGCAGCTGATCGCTGCCACCAACGAACCGGCGAAAGACGTTGGCGAGGCTCACTTCTTGGCCACCCCCCGGACCTTCTCATAGGAGCGCATGGTGCCGATGCCGAGCATTCCGGTCAGCACGATCCACAGCAGATCGGTGTCGATCACCGGGGGTATCGGCCAACCCTTCACCGCTGCGCCCCAGGTGAAGAATGGGTGCAGTACCGTGGTGTAGACGAGGCCAAAGACACCGGCCCAACCAGCCGCCGGGCGCCAGCCCGAGACAAACAGGTTCGGGTTCTCGGCCTCCTTGGCGTTCACCTCCAGCTGAGACAGGACGAGCTTGATGTCGTTCTCCTGCGTCAGCCGCAGCAGCTCCAGCTCGGCCTTGGCCCGCTCCTGCTCGTCGGGGAACAACCGGTCGATGAGCGTCTTGCCGATTTCGAGGATGGGCGCGAGGATCAACGGGTTCATGTCATGCCCTCCATGAGGGTGCTGAACAGGCGGCGCAGCCAGCCCTTGCCGAAGACATCGTAATTGGGCAGCTTCTGGTAGTACGCCGCCCGCTCCGCCATGTACGCGGTGACGGTGTAGTCCGACGAGTGCCGAGCCGCTGCAATGGTGACAGGCCCAATAACGCCGTCCTGTTTCACCTGCAGAACTCGTTGCAGCAGCATGGCGGCAGGCTTCGGCCCCGTGTTCACCGCGGCGTCGAAGACACAGAGCGCGAGCGGCCAGGGCAGCTCGTCGCACCGACAGGCGTCCCAGTACCCCTTGCGGTAGACGTTCTCGGCGAACTCCCGCGGGAGGTCGATCATCGAGCCGGTGTAGCCGAACGAGCGGGCAGTCTGCTCCGTGATGCCGAACTTCGTCTTGCCGCCAGGGTCGGCATCGTGGTCGGAGTAGCCGCCCTCGTTGCGCATGATGACGGGAAGCGCACGGTCGAAGCTCATCGCTTCTTCTCCTCCAACGCACGCAGCCGTGTCTCGACGTGGCGGAAATGCTCCTCCACGACAGCCGCGTAGGCATCATGGTCGGGCTTGTGCCAGCCCAGCTCCGACTTGCCTACGACTCGACCTTCCAGGGACTTCACCCGTTCGTCGAGCACTGCCCACTGCTGCTGCCTCACTCCGAGCCCCTTGATGTGCTCCTCCACCAAACCATACGCCGTAGCACTCTGCATCTTGGTGGCTTGCAGCTCGGAATAAAGCACGGCGCCGTGCCCGATCACGGCCAGAACCAGCGCCACAGCCGCGACCGTAGCTTGCGCCGGAAATTTCCCGCCACGGGCGATTGCGACCTCCAGCGCGTGGAGCTTCTCGGTCAAGGAATTGAACTGTCGCTCGTTCTCCTCCTTGAGTGAGTCGATACGTCGGTGAATGTCGCGCAGCTCGCGCTCCTCATCATGGCCTTCCATCCGCATTATTGCGCCTCCTCGTCGCGCAGCTCGTTGACAGCCAGACCACCAGCACGACCGGCCAGCTGCTCGATCTGCTGCTGCATTCGGGTGGAAAACGGCACCGTGCGGTTCGCAACGGCGCGGGAGAAAGCGTCGGAGAGCAGGGTGCTGATCATCCCCTGGAGACTGCCAGCCGACATCAACGCGCCGGTTGGACCAAGCCCACCAAGGCCGAAGCCGCCAGCGACCATGCCGTAGGGCAGCGCGGCAGCTGTGGTGCCAGACGGGTTGGACGCCTTGCCGCGCTCCTTCAGCGCACTGGACAGCAGCACGGTGTCGTCGATGCGCTGCACGAGGTCCGGGTCCACCTGCCGCAGCATGTCTTTCAGACCCTGATCCAGGTCCTCCCAGTTGCGATGAAACGTCTTCGGGGAGAATGTCTCCAGCGCGTTCGCGTTGTTGGCCCCGGAGGTGAGTTGTTCGCCCGGGTTGGCCCGGCCAAGCCGCTCATAGAAATCGCCGACGAACTGCCGCCACCGCGGGGTGTCCGGGCCACCAGCGGCGCGTTGCAGGAAGTCGAACTTCTCGACTGCCTTGTGCTTGGTGCCCATGACCCAGTTGAAGACATCGGCGTTGGTCTTCATGTCGATCAGCGATTGCGACTGCGCCAGATCACCGCCTTCTGCCAGCGACCCGCGGCGGGCATACAGCTGCGACTCCTCGCTCAGCCAGCGACGGAAGTCGTCACCGATGCCCGCCTGATCGGCAGCCTGCTCCAGCGCCTCGGTCATCGGCCGGTAGGCCTGCGCTTTCTCGCCGGCCGCCATGCCGCGCGTGCTGCCGTGCAGCGGCTCGCCCATCTCGGTGCGCTGCCGCCGCATCTGGCCATAGGGCAGCCCGTAGTTCTCGCGAATCTGTGTCTCCAGCGTGCGCAGCTGCCGCTCCAGGTTGGCGATGTTCCGGGGGTCCGGGCTGATCCGGCCACGCTCTGCCTGGAGCTGAGACATGACCTGATTGCGTGTCTGCGAGAGCTGCGAGTGCAGCGCCTGATCCACCGGCAGCTGATGCTCTCCCCGGGCTCGCTCCAGACTCCCCACGTCCCGGTCGATGATGTCCTGGATGCCCGTCGACTGCTGGCCGCGCATCCCCTGCAGGTGGTTGATCGTCGGCTGAACCGGGATGGGCGTGTTCGCCCCGATGGTCTGTTCGAGCGCCGTGTTCTGCCGGGAGATCGTGTCTCGGGTCTGCGCCAGGTGGTTCCCGGCGATGTCTCGGACTTGCTGGCCAAGGTCATCCGTCGCGACACCGGCCGCCCCGAGGCGCGGCTGATTCCAGGCTTCCGGATTGGGCGGAACCGGACGCATCTGCGCCGGCTCGCCCCGGTGTCCCGCCATGATGTCCGGGGGCTGGGGCGGGGCGCCGACGTTGTTGGTTCGCATCCCACCGGCGGTCTGCCGCAGGATGTCGCCGACCTGAGCCACCTGCCGCTCTTGCCGACGAATCACCTGGCCACCCAGGACGGGAGCCAAGCCCATCGCGTTCTCCAGGTAGGGCACGCCACGCCCGCCCACGAGGCCAGCGGACGGAGGCACCTCGTTCCGGATCAGGGCGTCGTAGACCGCGCCGCTCGCGCCGTCCGAGCGGCCGAAGGCGGTGCGCGTGCCCGCATTGAACCCGGCCCGCGCGGCCTCCGGAGTGATACCGCCGGCGAGGCCGCCGACGATGGCACCGACATCACCACCGAGGGCCCCGCCGGCGCCGGCGCCAGCCAGGCCGCCCGCGGTTGCCAGCGTCTCCTGCCCCAGGACACGCGCCGTCTGGCCGAGCCCAGCGCGGACGCCGTCTTGTAGGGTCCGTGCTGCGATCTGTCTCGCGCCACCGCCAACACCGCCGCCGAAGATGTTCCCGGCCAGGTAGGCCCAATTGTCCCGGTCAGGGCTCAGCCCGAACTGCTCAGACAGCCACGGGCCGATCTGCGGAATCTCGTAGTCCTCCGGGTAGAGACCGGTCTTCTTGCCGAGCCAGCCCACACCCTGCGTGACGAGGTCCGGGACGGCGACGAACGGGTTGCCCTCCACCGCGCCGCCCGCGAAGGTGCCGAGCGTGCCGGACTGGTCGTTGGTAAGGCCCTCCGTCGGCGCAGGCTGGGTGCCGGCCACTTCCTGCTGCCGCAGACCCCGGTAGGCATTGGCCACCGTGACCCAGTCCGGCGAGCCCTGGAGCGCCTGGTTGTCCAGGAGCCACTGCGCATAAGTGTCGAGGCGCTGCGTGTCTTCCGGGGACAGGGGCATTTCTTACCTCCCGAAGCCGACGAGGGCGTCAGCAGCCGAACGCGAGTCTGCACCACTGCTCATTGACCGAGACAAGGCCATCATCTGCTCCATGACTGCTGGAGACACCTGCGGCGATCCGGCGATGGACTGTGCGCTCGCCATAACCATCTCCGGTGGCAAGCCACGCTCGATGGACTGCATTGCCACCGCGCGGGCCTGCGCCTTCTGCGCGAGAAGCGCCTGCGAATCCCCCGGCATCGGGATGAACTGGACCCAGTATTGCGGGTACTCGTGGAACGGCGCCGCGGCGCCCGTATCTTTACGCAGGACGGCGGACATGAACTGCTGCGCACCCGTCATAAACTGCTTGGCCGAGTCGGGCGCAAGGGCGTTCGTCGCCAACGTCGACCAAAGCCCCTCTTTCGGCGCCGCCAGTGCGAACCCGGCCAGCGAGGGCGCCTGGTTGCCCAGCACCCGCGCCATCTCCTGGTGCCCCAAGCGCATCCTGTCGAGGAAGAACAGGTTGCGGGACTGATGCTCGGGCAGCCCCTTGTTCTGCGGGTTGCCGGGGACCAGCGTCTTCACTCCGGAAGCCGAGCCAGGAGGCGCTACGGCGGCCTGTGGGCCGGTCTGCGGGGCAGGGGGCGCCACAGGGGCCACAGCCGCCTCCGGAGCGCCTGCGCCGCCCATGACGGGCTCTGCAGCCGGCTGTTGGGCGGCCACCGCTGCCAGCGCGGTCTGGTTGGGCGGAATTACGCCGGGCGGAACCGGAA